CTGAGCATAAATGATTTATATATATAATTTATTACTTAACTACTTAGTTACTAAGTTACTAGGTTACTAAGTTACTAGGTTACTAAGTTAGTAGTTAAGTAGTTACTAAGATATTAATCTAAGCATTAATGATTTATATATATAATTAACTTACTAGCTATACTACTTAGTAACTTAGTAGTTAAGTACTTAAGTATTAATCATTAAGTACTAAGGTTAAGTAAGTTAATTATATATATAAATCATTTATGTACAGATAAAACACAAAAGGGTTATTGACAGATTTTCACTCTTGTGCTAAGATTATTAGCATGAAAATCTTAAGTTTAGATCTAAGCACAAAAAGTTCAGGATATGCAGTTTTTGAAGATGAAAAATTAGTTGATTATGGTGTTATTAAAAGCACAGACAAATACCTTCTTGTGAGAGGTAACTACATGGCAGAGTTTGTGAGATTACTCTGTGAGAAATATGGCAAATTTGATTTAGTTGTAATTGAAGAGCTAAAAGTTTTAAGTAATCAGACAACTCTTGTGAAATTAGCACAGGTGCAAGGTATGGTTTTAAGAGAGCTTAAGGATCAAGAGATTAAGTTTGTAATGCCTACTGTGTGGAGAAAAAAATTTAAGCTAAACGGTAAAAGAGCTGATGCTAAAGCTAAGGCTATCAAGCTTTGTGGAGAGCTAGGTTATGAAGTTGAATGTGATGATGATGCAGAAGCAATACTTTTAGGAATTTATTTCCAAAAAGGGGTTGACAAGGAAACCCTAATCTGATATACTAATTATCAGGCACACCTATTCATTTCGAGTGTATAGCCAAGTGGTTTAAGGTGGTGAGCCGCAACCTCATTATTCAGGGGTTCGAATCCCCTTACACTCTTAGTTTACTGGATGATCGCAGGTTCAAATCCTGTCAGGGGCTTGTCATGATTGGTATTCATGTCTCCTATGGGGTATCTACCCCTTTCTATTTAGCACAGCGTAACCACACAGGTCTTCTAAACCTGTCTCATAAAACTGTGGGAAGGACGAGTCGAGGTTCAATTCCTCCGCTGTGTATATCAAATTTTGGAGGTTTGCTAGTATGGCTAGAACTGGTAAACTTTACTCTGAAACAATGCGAGAACTCAGTCTCTTGGATGAGGACTCACTAAAGCTTTATCAAATGCGTTGGGGGCTAGTAGACGTAGATGAAGTTCTTGTGAGTAAGATAGGCTTTGAAGTCTATAACTCAATTCCTCCTGCAACTCCTGTGGCTAAAAATGCTATGCTTCAAATCATGGCTAGTTTTGAAGATAACTATGAGCGTAAGGAGTGGGCTGACCGTATTGAGGGTAAAGCAACTCAAACTACTGTCAATGTCAACCACGATACCAAGGATGGTGTTGAGGAGCTTAAGAATTACACTAAAGCTAAGCTTGATGAGTTGTTTGGAGATATGAATGACTAAGAAGAACCCTAGAAATAAGGTTTTTGATAGCTATTATCCTGATCTTTTGGTTTTATTAGAGACATTTGCATCCTCAGTGATTTATGACGGTGATTATTTAACTGCTGAAGATGCTGTCATTGACTACCTTGTGGATATGTACTCTTCGACATTCCTAGATGAGATTGATTACATCTTGGATGCCCTAGGGTACAATATCTATCCACAGGATCTAATAAACCTGAGAAATGGTGTAGATACTTCTTCTTTTGTGAGAAGTAATCGTGGAAGACTAAGAGAAATTCTTGATGGTCATGTAAAAGACCTTAAGAAGCTTGTGAACGAGAACAAGGACACTCAGAGCAAGGATGAGATCTACAAGTCCTATTGGTCTAACATTGACCGTCTTGCTTTAAGTGAGACACAGATGGGAATTGAGAAAGCTTCTGTGCAAAGTGCTAAACTCTTTGGAGACATCACAGGTGAACAGCTCATGAAAACATGGAACGCTGTAGGTGATAAGCGAACATGCCCTATCTGTAAGGCTATGGATGGTTTGACCATTCCTGTGGATGAAAGCTTCCAGGCTGTAGCTCCTTCAGTTCAAATCTCAGAAAGTCTTGATTACACAGGAGGAGATACTGTTTATGCACATCCAAGATGCAGATGTTGGGTTACTTACTCAAAAGCGTAAGGTTTTATCCAACAAGGAGAAGCTATCAATCCTTTTGGATCAAGTAACTCCACAGGATCAACTAAAAGATGCTGTGAAGGGAAAAATACCCAAACACTTTAAGCGAAATACCATTCGTGAAAGGTTTGGTTTTGAAAAAGAATTAGAATACTACAAGCTTGGGTTCACCACAGCACTATCTGAGTTTAACTTAGAGCTATGGTGGTCTCAAGCTGTGCAATTTGGAGCGTTCCTTAGTGGAGACTTCAAGACAGGATACTGTGTGGCTACTCCTCGGTATGGTAAGTCCTTCCTCTGTGGCATTATGTCAAACCATTTTGCTTATGAAGGTGAGAACTGCTATGCTGTAGGATCAACACAAGAGTATTCAGGAATCATCATCCAGCATGCTAGGGAAATCCTAGTGAACGCTCATCCTGATGTGAAGGCTATGTTGTCCTTTGATGAAAAGGATGTCACCTCAGTGGATAAGCGACTAAAGCGTGGTTTATCATCATTCTCTAGTGAGGGGTTCACATTCAGAAATGGTGGTAAGTTAGAGGGTCTATCCGCAGGTAGTAACTACACTGACCCATCTAAAATCCACGTTATTGGTCGTGGAGGAAACATGTTTGGGGATGAAGCTTCTGACATCTCACCTATTGCCCTTGGTCACATGGGTCGTAGGGAATTTGAGTCAGATGATGGTCGTAAGTTGATTATGTACCTAATCTCTAACCCACGGTCATTGAATAGTTTTTATGACTTCATGACCAATGAAGACCTTGCTGATGATGAATTTGTTATGTGGCTGGATGTGGTTACAGCAATGGAGGAGGGAAGTATCAGGTACACCAAAGATGAGCTGATGAGATCTCAGTTCACAATCACAGAGGATTCTATTCGAGAAAACCTCCTGTGTGAGTTCCCTACTGAGAGATCTTCATTCTTTGATGCCTCACCTGATATTCTTGATGATTTTGACATGAAAGCAGAAGGCTTGGAGTTCTTCCTTGGAGTGGATAGTGCCTATAAAGGTGCGGACTCTATTCAGGTTACTATCTCTTCTGTGGACAAGTCTAATCACTTCACAGCTATTGATACAATGGACATTAAGCCTAAAGAGTGGATTGATGGTGTCACAGCTATTGAAATTGTCAATAAGATTGTGACCATTGCCAATCAACTCAATGTGAAAGCTATCGGCATAGATGCTGGTGGTGGAGCACATATTGTACAGCCTCTCAAGATGAGAAGGTTGTCAGGACAGCTTAAATGCCCTGTGTATGACATCAACTTTGGTGGTAAACCTACTGAGATTAAGATCATTGGTAAAGATCCTAGTGCTGAATATGCTTTCAACAGAAGGGCTGAAATGCACCTAATGCTGAGAGGTATGATGGAAGCACAAAGGGTTTCATTTGTGAGAAAAGTGTGGGATGCTATTTCAAGGCAGATGTCATTTGTGTCTGAGGTTCAAAGACCTGAGGACAGAAAAGTTAAGATCAGACCTAAGGCAGAGATCAAGAAGCTACTCAGACAGTCTCCTGACGAACTGGATAGTGTATTGCTTTCTCTCCATGTGGCTGAGCTTTATTACTTAGGAGGGTCATAATGACTTGTGGAAAGTGTAAGAAAGATGACTGTGGTGGCCAATGTGCAATGGATAGGCACTTCCTTGCTGACTACAAGGACAGATTGATCTATTCAAGTACAGGATTTAGAGGAACATCTATCAATGAAAATCTAGAAGAGATTGAGCAACTAGCTCTTGACCTTCCTGATGTTGATTACATCCTAGATAACATTGTCAATTACATGTTCACTAACTCACTTACTACTGATGACTTCAGTAAGGATGAGGAGTTGAGAAAATTCCTTTATGGTCATAATTTCAATGGACAAAGAAACTATGATGTACTGAAGCAAGTAGCTAAAGGATATAGAAAATATGGATACTATGGAATCCTAGCCACAAAGGAAGGTCTTGTAGGTATTCACCCTAAGGACATTCTCGCTTGTGTGATTGATTACCCTAAGATGCCTGTGTTAAGACAAAACTTGACTTACCTTATCAAGAAGGGTGACTACTACAGAACTCCTTATGTACAGAAAACAGGAAACCCTAGAGTAGCAACTGACTACTCAGAGGACGACATCAAAGAAATCCTCAAAGATCCTGAAAAGTACAAGAATGATGTAATGGTTGTAACTAGTGATGAGTTCGCTTGTGTCAGATTAGATACATCACAGGTGTTTTGTATGAGTCCTTTGCTTAAGGATAGAAAGCGTGTAGAGCTTATTCTTAACATCCTTAACCGTATGAACTACGATATTTCAAGAAATGGTATTGGTACTATTGCTTTACAAGCTAAAGATACCTTGGAAGAACAGATTGAGGAAAGTGTAGAGCAAGGTTCTGCTTTCTCTAGTGGAGAGCTACTTGACATGGGTAGAACTGCTAAGGCAGAGCGTACTCAGAAGATTGTTGAGGACATGAACGCCTTTGCTGAGAAACTTTCTGAGACTGAGTTCAATGACGCTATTGTGTACTCAGGTAACTTCCAAAACCTAGAACAGCTAGAGCGTGATACTAAAGCAACTGACTTCTTGGACTACTTATCACAGTATGTTCCAGCTATTATCTGTCAGATGTTTGGAGTACCTGCTAGACTGTTTGACTTGAATAAAACAGTATCAAATATTGGTACTTACAGCATCATTGATAACGCTATGAAGAACACAATCATTCCAATGCGAGATCACTTCCTTGGACAGATTGTACACTTGCTTCAACATACTACAGGATTGAAAGAGCATATTAAGTTTGATAGTTATGAGTTTACTAATAGCTATAACTACAACAATGACCTTTACATCCTTGATGTGTATGAACGCTTGAAGAATGTTGACCAGCGAATGGCTGATGCTTATTTAGCTAAAAACTTAATTGTGTAGGAGTATATAATGTCAGACAAAATTTTGACGATTGATGAACTTGCTAAGATGCAGGAGAAAGTTATTGATGCAACTAAATCAGATGCACCTGTGGCTATTGAAACACCTACCACAAGTGTTGTGAATGGTGATCCTTCTAAGGTTCAATCTATTGATCCTAAGAACTACACAGTGGAGTTATGGCTTCCTGTGACAAGTGAAACACCTGCAACTGCTGAGCGTGTTATGGGAGGTTCTGCATATAAACAACTTATCAATGCAGATCAGAAGTTCATTACTGCTAGAATTGCACGTAGAGTTCGTAACTATGCTTCTACAATCACACTAGCTTTCACTAAGTTCAATGAAGATGGAGACTCAGAGATCTACACTGTGGATGATCTGCTTAAAGTCTATGAGGTCTTTGATGATGATGTGATTGACGCTTGTGAGAAACTAGTAGGTACTGTTCTTGGTATTCCTGATCACTTGATGCAATATATCACTGATACTTCATTGATTGAGACTTGCACAAAGATTATCGAGAACAATCCATCATTTTTTCAAGCTGGTTAGTTATCTAATTCGATATAATTGGGCTTGGGTTAATGGAAAGATAAAAGAGAGAGATGACTACCGTGGACTTGCTTATGAGGACATGGTAGCTATCAACCTTGATGACATAGAGGAAAAAGTCCTTGCTGTGGTTAAAGAATACAGGATGGACTACCACTATGTAGCAGATCAGATGTACTACCCTGACGTGACTGTGTATTATGCTAAGCTAGTCAATAATAATGCCTTTAAGAGCTATAATGACTATCTTAACCTTGATGAAGAAGCAAAAGGTAAGTATGTTACTGATTGGGGAGTTCCTGAACCCTATGAGTATGAACTCCTAACACCTGAAAAGCAACAGAAGGCTATTGAAGCCAAAGATAAGCCTAGTACAAACTCCTTGAAGGATATGTACAGGCATGGAGGAAGATTAAATGACTGAAGTACTTGGTGATGTACTTGGATTCTTAGATACTAAGCGTAAAGAAATTATGCCTGAGTATGTACGCAATGGAAAACCTGTGTACACACTACGTAAATATGCAGACTTGACTGACCTTGATGCTGAGGTTCTTATCAATGGTGGTACAGAAAACGTAGCACAAAAGATCCCTACTATTGGGGTATCAGGTAATATGCTTCGTACTCCACGTACATCATACGCTGTGAATGTTGAAATTGCCTTTGACAACCGTGTGAAAGTATCTGAGCAAGATTTAGGTGATGGAAAGACTGAAAAGGTATATACCTTTGTGGTTGACCAACGTGCCCTTATGGAGCAATCTACAGGACACATCTATGCAAACTACATTGTAGGGTTTGTAATTGGTAAAGGTAAAGGTGGTAAGCCTGAAGTCCGTGGAACTGTCCATATCAAGGAAGATGAGTTCATCAATGACTTTGATGCTACTTTTGATCCATTTGAGATGGAAGTTATCATGGATCTCATTAACCATTACAAACTAGAGCATGGTACAGCCAAGGTTATTGATACCATCAAGTTTTAATTTAGTTGTGGTAGGGTTGACTCCCTACCTCTTTTTGTTATAATGTGAATATAATTATGCAAGGAAGGAGCACGTTTAATGGCTACTATTAAAGTTCCTAAAATGAACCTCAAGATTGAAGTTGCAGGGGAAACTAAAACTTTCAAGTCACCTCTTGCTGAAACAATCTTAGCTCAAGTAAGACGAGTAGTTGTAGGGCATGAACAGATTCAATATTATGATGTTGATGAAAACAAGTTCAAGTCATTCACTTATTGCTGTGGTGATAAGTATGAATTTAACTATGAGCTTGAAGAAGTTCCACTTAAAGACACTGAATTTGACTGTTATGGATTCCCTATCACTTATGCAGGAGATAAATAATGACAGAAGTAAAAACCGTAGGACAAACATACCAAGAGTACTTGCGTGAAGTACGTGCAATACAGTTTGGTAGAGAGTCTGAAGTTATTTCTTCTATCACTGAAGGCACAACTGTTAAAGCTGTGGAGGCTGAGAAGCCTAATAAACAAACAAAGAAGAAGGTAGACAAGTAGTGAGTAAATTTAGAGTATCAAGATTCCTGAAGCGTGACCTAGTTGCTAGAGTAAGTTTCTTGAATGATAAAGGTATTATCCAAAACTCACGAAAGTTCTTTGAATTTTATCCTGGTGACAACCAAGAGAGCGAAGGTTGGTATGAAACTACTGATGAAGTTCTCTTGGCTAGTCTAAAGGAGCAAACAGAACAGCTACCTTATTCACCTGAGACTGAAGCAGGACTCAAACAAGACAATGTTGAGTATGAGTATGCCTACTGTGCCTCATGTGGTGGTAAGAAAGTAAGAAAACTTAAATATAATTTGTTTGAGGTTATTGAATAATGCACATCAAGACACAGATTGCAGGAAAGATCATGAATGAGATCAATGACTACCTTGAAAGAAAAGATAGCCTTGATAACATCTTGAACTTATCCCAAGAAAGCACTGAAAAAGAGTGCCTATCTGTGAATAAGGTTGAAAACAGTGAAGGTTACATGACCTTGTTATCTGAAGGTTCTGTGCTCTATCAGGATGGTACTATTAGACTTTACTTGTGTAAGGGTACACTCAAGAACTGGTATGATAGCATTGATGAAACTTTTGAAGGTTATGTATCAACTGGTCACAGAGATCTCAATAGTTATCCTGTTAGAGAAGGTTATTTCAGAAAGAGTGACCTTAAATTGGTTCAGGATGACAATGGTAGATATGATCTACTGGTTAAACCTCATGTCAATACACAACTAAGCAATGTTAAGGATATTATTCTTCAAGATGAGCCTTTTGCAATCTCATCTGAGTTCCTATGGTATCACAAAGATATTGGGGATGATGATATTGAAGAATATGCAAAACTCATTGCTTATAATGTGGAACATGGCGGTGATATTGATGTACCTATCACAGATAAGGTAGAGATTACTGGTTTCTCTTTTGTGGGGAATCCTGGTAATGCTAAGAGTGGTGGATATGATCCATCCTTACTAGTAAGAAATGAGGAAGAACACTTGAAGAATAAAGAAATTCTTGAAAAAGTACTTGCTCACCTTTCTGCTCAAGTAGAACCTGAGGAAGTTAAAGAGGATGAAGTCCTTGAAGAAGCTCCTGTGGTTGAAGAAGAGCCTAAAGCTGAAGAAGCTGAAGAAAAGGTAGAGGAAGCTACTGAAGAGCCTAAAGAAGAAGAGGCTAAATCAGAAGAGTCTCAAGCATTGGCACAAGCTATTGAAGCTATTGAGGCATTGACTGCTGAAAATGAAGCTCTTAAAGCTGAAATTGCTACTAAAGATGCTATTATTGCAGAAAAAGAAGCTAATGAAAGTGTTGTAGAAGGACAACTTTCTAAACTAGCTGTGTTGCTTGACAAAGCAAACCCTGTGGTAGAGAAAGCTTCTAAAGTAGAAGAAGAACAACCTAAGAACCGTTTTGGACGTGTTCGTTTTGGAGGACAATAAATTGACTAAAGTAAATTTTGATATTTTGCTTGGTGAAGCTATTGATAACTTGTATGAGCGTACTAAAGCTCAACTAGCTAACAAAGAAAACTTCACTAATGAAGATGGTAAGATTCCTTTTGGTATCTCACGTGACTGGTCTAAAGCTCAACCTTCACTTCGTGAAGTTGGTATGGATGATGAGTTGGTAAACGATATCCTTAAACGTTTTGAACAATCATCTTTTGGAGCTTTACGCCAAGCTAAAAATGGTGACTGGATCATGGAAGGTATCACTTGGGGTACTAAAGCTCCTGACTTTGCTAATGATACTTCAGATGCCTGCTGTTTCACTGAGAAATTCACTATGCAAGCAACTGGTGATGCTACTCCTGTACGTTACCTCTGTTTCAAAGACTGTGAAACTCGTCTTGACCGCTTGATGAAAGACAAAATGCACTTCAAACAAGGAGATCTTATTAATATCTTCCAACGTTTGGGTATGTCTTATGAAGAAGCTGAACAGTTCATGGCATGGTACACATTTGCCTTTATCGTTCAACGTCATATCGTTCAAGGTATGTTGAACTTCCAAGGTCAAGGTCTTCGTCCATTCGCAGGTGTGGCTGAAATGATGTCTCACCCAGGGGTTACTCCTATTGATGCTTCAGGATCTATCATTGGTGCTTTCCGTCAAGTAGCTTGCTACCTAGATGTATTGAACAACCAATCTGCACGTTACAAGATCTATGTTCACCCACTTACACTTCGTGGAATCAAATCTGAAATCGTTCCTGGTAAAGATGGTAAACTTCCTCAAGGATGGTCTGTAAACGGTGAGTCTATCTCATTCCGTGGTATTCCATTCGGTGTATCTTACCACTTGCCTTATGACCTTGAAAAGACTATGACTGGTGAAGCTTATGTGATTGACTTGTCTAGAGTTGAAGCTTTGACTCAATATGACTTGTTTGTACCACAATCTTCTATCTACACTCAACGTACAGAAGATACTTCTAAACCAGGATGTGAAGTGATCTGTGACAAGTATGAAAACTTCGGTTTGGTACATACTAACTCACCAATCTCTCACTTGTTGATTGCCAACATTCCATTGGATCAAACTTGCCCTGCTGTGGTATTTGAACGTATCCAAGGTCTTCTTACAGGTCTCAATCCATTCCCTATGGCTACTATCCCTGCAAAATAAGGAGTTAAGATATGCAACCTGAATTGGAGTTAATGAAGATTACACAGAAGCTTCAAGATAGGTGTGGCTGTTTTGACTGTGATGATGGAGCAACTATGCAACGGTACATGGAGAGTTTTCTCCGTGTACTTGCTAGATTGTTCTGTTGGACTGATGGTGAATGTGATACTATCTTAAGAGCTAGAAGACATGAAGTGATTGAAGTCAAAGACTTTGACATCTGTGGCTGTGATGCAATGGTTGAGATCAAGCCTTACTACTTTAAAGGTTTTGACCCTTCAACACTTAAGGTATATATGCACAAGAGAAAAGGTCTTGAGCGTGAGGAGTATGAAATTACTCCTGATAAGTACAACTGGTCTTTTGTTGATGGAACTATTCTAATCAATGTAACTGAAGAGTTGAGTCCATGTTGTAGATGCTGTGATCCTTGCTCCTGTGAGACTGAGTACAAGATTATTCTTGATTATGAAGCTGGTTATACTTCTGCCAGTCTACCTGACTGTATCTTTGAAGCAATGTGTCACTTCATGAACATCTTTGTAGCTTACCAAAATAAATGTGGTACACTTGATGAGTGTGCTAACATGGATAGACTTGCTGTAGGAGCTGTCCTAGAGCAAAAATCAGTAGACTACATTGTTCGTAAATGGACTGTGGATAAGACAAGCCTAGATACAATCTATGTTAAGCTTATCAACACATGGGCACTTAAGACACTTAGTTCACTATCCCTGTGTAAGAAAGTTTACACAGAAAATATGTACTTAGCTATTGGGAGAAGAAAAGAATGTTAGTAAAATACAATGGAGAGTATGCTAGAGAGCAACGCTCTTATGGCTGTTCCAAGTGTGGTACTGGTCGCTCAATTAGTGGAGTAGAAACTTATAGAACTGTGTATAGAACTTACTACAGTGGAAGGCTTTATATCTTTGAACAAGGTAAAACCTATCCTGTGGATGACATCTTAGGTAAGTATCTAACTAACTTAAGATACACAGATAAGGAAGGTGTAATCAGAAATACTTTCTCTGAAGTACCTGATAACACTGAGGCTACCTATGTAAGAAATGTAGAAGAGACTGAGTTTCATATCCCTGAAGAGCCAAAACCTACAGAAGAAGCTCCAAAGCCTCCTGTAACAGAGGAAGCTCCTAAGCCTTCAGAAGAACCTACACCAACTGAACCTCCTAAGCCAACTGAGGATCATCTTGATTAGGAGGTCGTAGATGCCACTACCTAGAACTAATAGAGAGATCCTTGTGTTAAGACAAGGCACAGCAACACCTACTTATGATGAGAACTCTAGGCAGGTCATGAAGTGCTTGTGGGAAGAGGTTGAGCATTTATACTGTGTAGACCACATGCCTACATCTAGGGGTTCTGAGAGTGATGCGACTACAACCCACACTCTTGAAGGATCTAGACAACTAGAGACTTTCTACTTTTCACTACACAACCAACACCATTCCTGTGATTTTGATATTAAGCATGGGTACTACATCCTACAAAGAATATCTACCAAGTGTAACTATTGGGAATGTCCTGAGGATGCTGGTTATATGTTTTGGAAAGTAGTAGCATGTCGCACGTATGAGATTATGCCTGGGTGCTGGGATATAAAGATGACAGGTGAAAGTCTGTCTCCACGAGAGAGTGAACAGAAAGTACTTGAGTGTGCCCCTTATATCAAACAGTTACAGGGGGTGATTACTCGTGACCACGACTGATATTCATGACTGGAAAGGTACTGAGTTTGTGGAAGAGTTTACCGACTTTGTTCTTACTGGTACTTTGGAAGCTAAGGCTATTGCTTCTAAGCAAACAGGTAGAATGGTAAACTCAGTTAAGATAAGAAAAGTCAGTGATGGCTTTGAAGTGTATAGTGATCGTAATGACTTCCCTCCTACTAAGCGAGGTAAAGTTAGATACTATACCAAAGTTTATGTTGAGAGAGGCTATCCTAATTATCCTCCATTTGACTTCCTTATGGAAGGTTTCCTAAATGTAGGAGAGGGAGAACTTGTGAAAGGTGGAGTAGGTCAGTACTCTGCTAAGCACCCTTCAGGTAGACGGGGATCAGGTACAGCAATTCTAACTCAGAGCGATAAGTCTGCTGTGACTGCATATAGAGAAAGAGCTGAAAGTAGATTGGCTGTTAAGATTCCTAAGAGGCTACAGAAATGAATAGTGCAATATACATAAACATTAAGAAATGGCTTCAGATGTATGGAGCTGGTGTTCTAGACTACTTCATTCAACCTGACCATCCTGAAGAGCTAGATCCTAGAAAACGTTATGATAACTTTGATGTGCAATTTAACCAACACGTAGGAACTACTGAGCACTTCCAACTTAACCAAGGAGCTGAGTTTCCATTCTTGGCAATAGATGTTTCTTGTGATAATTCTTCTAAGTGCTTTCCTAGATTCTATGTTACATTCTCTGTATATTACTCATCTGTGTCTCCCCCTACTGGTAGGGTATGTATTGAGAACACTCCTGAGGGTAAACTTGAGTATAGAGAAGAAGTGCACTGTCAAATAAAAAATATGTTGGTTCATCAAGTTAAAACCCCTAAAGGTATTCAGAGAAAGACATTCGCTCAGGATGTAGCTTCATTGGATAATTGGTACTTACCTATCAATGCTAAAGTGCTTGATGTGGGATGTCCATTAGACTTCTCTAATGAGCTTGTAGATGAGGTTGAAATGTTCTCATTCCCTGCTACCTTATCAATATATACATGTTAAGAAGGAGAGAGAACATGGCTGTGGAAAAACCACTAAATGTAGATGAGTTCTTCATGTCTCGTAATGAGATTGCAAACCGTCACGGTAGCCGTCTTGAGCTTCAAGCAATGGCACGTGTCCGTGAACACATGGTTGAAGAAGCTAATAAACCAAAACCTTCAGTGCAAGCTGATAACAAGAAAAAGGAGAAATAAATGTCTAACTGTTTTGTAGATATGTCTCATCCTATGTACGGTTACAATACCCAAGATAAAGACAATAAAATTATTGTCGCTATCAATGAGGAAATCCGTCCTTGTGTTCGCTGGAAAGCTAACAAACAAGTACAAATTCCTACTGGTACTTTAGTACAATACGTACGTAAGGATGTGCCTGAAGATCAACTAAACTGTACACCTTTGAAATGCTTCAACACAGGTACACTTTATGTGAAAGCTGTAGATAAAGCTATCAAGGTAAACTACCAAGTACGTTCAGATGCTGATGACTATGCACTTGGTTTCAACATGGTATATGTAAACGTTCCTAAAGCTGGTACTTACCAACTTAAAGTAGCTGTAGCAGACTTTACAGATCTTGCTCAAGCTAACTCATACGTGTACACATACAACTTTGAAACTCATGCACCTGGATTCGTACTCCGTACCATTGACCTTGCTGATACAAAAGCAATGACTCAAACAGGTACAGGATGGAAACCTTCTGACCACGGTGTAGTAATCTCTTATGAAGTTACTTACACAGGTACAGATGACTTTGATGGTCAAATTGGTCTTTCATCTCCAATGATCGTTAATGATCGTGCTGAGTTGCGTAAATTCTCTAATGTGTTGCTTTCATGTTTGACTTCATTCACACACAACATTTCAGTACCTACTACAGATGCTAGATGTTTTGGACGTCAATATGACAAATCACAAATTGAGATCACTAAAGAAATCACAGCTACTACAACTTCTTGTAATGACTACTGGTTGAACCCACTTCAATCTATGTCTAAGAAACTTACAAGTGGTATCCCTGTGACAGACAGCTTCACAGTAGAACGACTTGAAGTAGATGGTAAAGAATATGGATCACTTGTTATCCCTGACCTTTACTATGAAGATTGTAATACAATCATTATCTCTTCTGACCGCTGTGACTGTACTTACCTTTCATCAATGCCAATCTCTGCTGGTGTAGGACTTGAGGATGATGAGTTTATCGCTCTTACTCAAACACATCATGGATTGAGTCGTGGTACAGTTCTTGTGAACCCAATGTACATTGGTGAAAAACTTCTTGTGACTTACAATGCTGAGCGTGATGTTGAGCTTATCGTAGCTAATGACAAACGTCTTCGTAACACTCACTTCCGTGTTACTCAAATGGTTGAAAACACAAGAGGAATCAGAGAATACTATGTATTCAACAATGTCCTTATCACAGAAAACTCAAGAGAGTTCGGTACAGATGGAGAAATCACTTTGTCATTGACATTCACTGTAAGTCGTGATGAAAATGGTAACTTCTATGAAATCCGTAGAAACATTGAGGATGTAGCTTAAGTAGGAGAGTTTTAATGTCAGTACGTACTATAAGTGTTACAATTAATGGTCTTAACGATATTGAGGCTAAGACAAAATTATTGAATAACATGAAAGCGACTGTGCTTGATATTGAACGTATGATTAAGAAGATGGGCAGGTCTAATAACCTGCCCTCTATTAATTTAAAGCTCAATATTGATACTTCTGATATCCAAAGACAGATCAATAATGTCAACGCCCTTGTGAGCAAAGCATCAGGATCTAGTGTTGGTGGAAGTAGCAAGGTAAAAAGTCAAGCAATAGAGGTCACTAACTTAGCTGAGTCTTGGAAAAACGTAGGATCTGCTATGTCTATAGCTGATAGAGCACTTACTAGTCTGACATCAAACATGATTAAGCTAGGAGCTATCAATCCTGCTAAAACCATGCTCAGTGGTCTCAGATCAGTCTCATCTGAGCTTTTAAATGTACAGAAGTCATTTACATCATTAGTCAATGGAAAGCTCACTAGTGGCTTTCAGGGCATCATTAATTCCGCTGTTACTACCTTGAGACAAGGTGTTGCTGGAATGGTGTCTGAGTCACAAAAAGTAGGGGATGCTATGCAGATCTATAGGGTCAACATGTCATCTCTAGGCTTTAATGAGAAGGATGTAAACAAGTCTCTTAAGAGATTAGGAGATTATGGTAAAGCTTCTGTGTATGATGCTTCTGACTTGCTCAACCAAGCATCAACTTACTATGCTTATAACCGTAAAGACTCTGAGGATATTGTAAAAGCCTTTGCTGGGCTTATTGCACAAACTCAAAACCCTGTACAGGGTCTTAAGACAGCAGGAGAGCAAACAGCTCAAATGCTTGCTAATGGTTATCTTAACCAACAAGACTTCAAGTTCACAAGAGAAAGATTCTCTGCTCTTGGTGCATCTGAAGTTAATAAACGGCTTCTAGAGCTTGCTCAGGCTAAGGGTTATAAGTCTATTATTGAAGCTACTCAGAAGAAGGGTATCACAGCTGATGAATACCTAGATGTCATTAAGGAAGTAGGTAACAGTCCTAAGTTCCAAAGCCTTGTGACTTCTATCCTTACTCCTAAGCAAGCTATTGAGAACTTAAAAGAAACACTTTCAAACCTCCTTGTGTTTGATAAAGTGGATGAAGATGGTAATACTACCCCAGGTGCACTTAACAAGGTGTATATGGCTACTAGAGACTTCATTAAGAATATTACAGATCTTGTAGGTAGTGCTAAATTTGAAGGTTATGTAAGATCACTAGGTAATGCTATTGGTACAGGAATTGAGAATATCAATAAGTTCTCAAGAGCTATTACCCTTATGTTTGGTGATAACCTGATTAAATCAATGGAGAAGTTTGGTAAGGACTTTGCATCTAACTTAGATACAAATGTTATGAAGAACTTCCAAGGATTGATGCAATCTGTGATAAACTTCTTCAATGAGTCAGGAAGTGCTATTGGTCGCTTTGTAGGTGAAGCTGGTAATGCTTATATCAAATATCTTACCTCTTGGATTGATATTGGTAGATCATTAATCAGTGGGGGTATCCTAGATGCTATCACTAATACCATTGAGGTTATCACTAATCTACAAACCCTTGCTGTTGACAGTGGTGCTGTAAAAGGACTAGCTGAGTTCCTTAAGGGTATGTCAGATGTATTAAAAACACTGACAGGTGATAGTAAGTATGCTTCCTATGCAACTACAGTAGTTACATCTATTAGAGGTTTTGCAGAAGAGCTAGTAAAAACACTTGATTTTCTAATCAAGAAAACTCCTGTAATTGAAGTTGCATCCAAGCTACTATCTTCTGTGTTTGACTTCTTCTCAAACTTTGTGAAACTCACAAGACAGGGTGTTGACAATGATGGATTCAGAAATGGACTTAAGAACTTAGGTAATGTCATTAAAGACTTACTTGATTACTTAGCTCCTGTGCTTGCTAGAATCACTTCTAGTGCCCTTAATGCCCTTACATCTGACACAGGTGTTAGATTCTTTAAAGCACTATCAAACTTTGTTAAAGCTGTTGTGACAGCTATTGAGAATGTAATCAAGTCCTTTGGTGGAGGAAACCTTCAAAAAGGCTTTGAAAAGATCCTAAACACTCTTACTGTAATGGTAGAGATGTTTGCTAAGGTTGCTGAAGTGCTTGGTCATGTAGGTAAGTACCTTATCATTGGATCACTCATTGGTAAAGCTACTTCTCTTGTGTCCAACATTGTGTCATTCATTGGTACTACTGTTAACAGCCTTGGTCAACTAAGCAACTTTGCTCTTCCAGGAAAGGTTAAGCAAGGTGTAGCTGGTGGACTTACAGGAGGTCAAAACCTTCTTGCTGGTGGTGGTTTAATTTCAGGATTCCTAAATAAGAGAGCTGATAAGTACTACTCTAAGAAGAGTCAAAGAGCTTTCCTTGCTGATGACCCTGAAATGGGAAGCTACTATGCAGGTTTAGCCTTACAAGCTAGAAATAATACTAAAGAGCAACTTAAGCTTAGTAAAGTCTTTAAAGATTCTGCACAAGCCTATAGGAATGTTAGAGCCAATGGTGGTACATTCAGACAGGCTATTGGAGCAGGTTTTGATAAGGCTGGTAACTTAGGTCAATCACTCAAAGGAGCTGGTCTTGCCTTTGGTACTATGTTTGGTGGAATAGCCTTAGATGGTATCAACAATGCTGTACAAAGTAGTAAAGTTTCTACAGGTATGAAACAAGCCTCTACTGTGATTACAAGTACTGCCTCAGGAGCTTTAGCTGGTGCTGGGATTGGATCTATGTTCACTCCTATTGGAACAGCTCTTGGTGCTGGTATTGGTGGTTTTGTAGGACTTATCCAAGGATTGTTCACAAATGATGCTGAAAACCAAGCTAAGAAGGAACAAGCTAAGTTAGAAGCTGAAGCTGAGAAACAAAAAGAAGAGCAGAATAAGGTAGCTAGAGAGGCTAAAGTACAGGCTCTTCAACAAGAGGCTAAACAGTATGGAGACCTCATGAGGAACTTCTACAAATCTGTGACAAATGACTCTTCTGCACAATCTGACATCTCTAATGCCCTAGCTCTTGTGTCAGGTAATGCAGGTAAGTTCAATGGAGACCTAAGTAAAGGTGGAGCTAACCTTGGACTTGCTACTGAGTATCTTCCTAAGGATGTTGACAAGTATAGTGTCAATATTGGTGGTCAAGAGAAGACTTGGGCACAATGGAAAGAAGAACTTGGTGTGACTGACCTTGAGCTTATGAAGTCATTACAGGCTTTATATGCACAATATGGTCAAAGATATGTTGAGCTTAAGAATACCACAGACGGTACTACTGCAACTATTCAAACTCTCTCTGATACTGAGTTCAAGAGACAAGAAGATTCTTCTAAGAACTTCACAGATGCCTTTAATGCTCTTGGAATTGCTACTCAGAAGATTCCTGAGATTCCATTCAAGAAGGTTGCTGAAGTCAAAGAGCAATTAGACTATGCACTTAAAGGAGGGAACTTCAGTAATAAGGAAGATCAAGACTCCGCTGTGCAAAAAGTCTTAATGGACATGGGAGCTAGCGAGGAAAAGGTCATTAATGCTTCCAAGGAAGATCTCTATAGATGGGCTAGAACACTTCAGGAGTCTGCTACAGCAAATTCTAAGAGTAATGATGAAGTCCATGCTACAGCAACAGATGAACTTAGAAAAGTAGTTTATAGTACTAAGAATAAAGTTTGGAAAGATCTTTTAGATGGCATAGTCAAGAAAAGTGAAAACTTTAACACTGAAGATCTTATTAGTCTTTCTACTGCTGGAAAAGCACTAGATGATGCTGACTCCAAAATTATTCAGTATAAACTTCAACAGGCATCAAAAGCTACAAAAGAGAAAATCAATGAAGTTGCAGGTAAGAATGTTGATGATCTTATCCAAGAGCTTAAGATGCTAACAGGTTCTGGATTGACTGACAACTCTACTTATAAAGCTGACACTGAAGAGTTTAATACTATCCTAGAGAAAATAGGTATTATTGACCAAAAACTTAGACAAAAAGTAATTGACAAAGTACTTAAGGATGGTGAGACCATTGAAAAGGCTATCCAAGAGGTAGCTGATGATAAAGGTGCTCTTAGTGAAGAAGACCTTAGTACACTTAAACTTTCTGCTAATAACTTCTATAATGTCATTGGTGAGTTGAAATCTAAAGGACAAATTAAGCTAGAGAAAGCTAATGAACTCCTGAAAGGTATCCCTATTGACCTTGTAGATGTGTCTAAACTTACCCCTGAAGGACAAGCCCTTGTGGAAGAGCTTAAGACTAAGGTAGATAAGACCACAGGTAAGATAAAAGAGGCTAAAGACAAGGTTAAGGAAGGTGAACCTAGCTCTGTTGACACCTCTAGTATCACAGAAGGTGGTAAAAAGATCCAAGAGGCTATTAACTCTCTTGTGACTAGTGTTGCAAGTGCTGTGGAAAGCATCTTTAACTCCACTCCTAAATCAGTTAGTGGTGGCGGTGGTGGAGGTAAGAAGAAAGGTAAACGTAAACAGTTTGGAGGAATAATTCCTGAATATCACTCTGATGGTGATGTTATTGGGGTTGATTGGACTCCAAGAGGAACTGATACTGTGCCTACTATGCTTACTCCAGGTGAGTATGTCTTGAGGAAGAAAGCTGTTGAAAGTCTAGGACTAAACTTCCTGAATAATCTAAACAAATATGGTAATAAAGCCTTGCAAAGTAGTTCAGGACAGACTATAATTAATAATGTATACAACACAAATAATGCTAAGATCAGTCAAAATATTGACAACAAATCTCAGTATCTAAATGGGTTGTTTGGAATTGACAGATTGATGAGGTATGTTTAATGTTTAGATGTGATGAAAACTTCACCCAACCTAAACGCTACATCCAATTTAATGACCTTGTGTTCCTTGGTAGAAAATCTATTGATGAGCAGACAGAAAGTATTAGTTTGCGTGAGAATAAAACCTCACGCACTTTTACTAATGGTTCTTATGTTGGTAACACTAGTAAGATGTCTCTTGTGGACTCTAACACAATCTCATTACAGATAGCACTCAAGACACATGACTGGTCAGAAGAGCATGTACAAGCTCACTATGACTTTATCATGGAGCAATTAATGACACCAGGGAAGCTGTGGGCTGTACAGACAGGTCTACAGCTTGTGTGGTGTAATGCTTATGTCACAAGTATTCAGAATAACAAACAGTGGGTACTCACAGATGATGACTACCTTGTGTTTAAGGTAGAGTTTGATAACCCTGATGGTGTATGGTATAAGGCTGATGAGGATAAGACATTCCTAGAGCCTTATGACAACTGTGACTTCCTTGACATGAAAGCTAGTTGCTTAGGTAAGTCAAGACACTGCTGTAATGGTCTACCTAACTGTAATAACTACTGTGAGTGTTGTGAGAGTGATTGCTGTGAGATGGATGGAATGATTGATCTTTGTACAGCACAAACCAATGTAGAGTTCATGAATGACTTCTTTGAGGAATGTAACTCTAAATGGAGAGTAGTCTACAACTGCTCTAAGTGCAAGAAAGATGGTAAAGGCTTACAGTGTATGTATAAGCACGCTATCTGTGACACTTGTGTGAATGAAGTTCTCACAGGAGAGTTTCTATCTACTACAGTACTAGACAGTCACAAGTGGAGTATTGCTATTGAAGGAGACTTCAAAGATCCTATTGTAAGGATTAATGATATTGACTTCAAGATTAATGGTGAGTACTCAGGAGTGCTTACAGCTAACTACAAAGGTGAGCTTAAGTATGCTAAATCTTGGGAATGTCTAGAGTTCAACTATCAGGATATTTCACTTTCTGTACTTAAACTATGTGCTGAGTTACCTTACGTAAAGAAAGGACTCAATACTGTGTCAGTAAGTGGTGTAGAAAGTGATACTGCTTGTATTTATATAGATTATGAGAGTGTAACAGTATGATTGGTTATATTATTAATAGTGAGGCTTCAGGAAGGAAGTCAGTAATTATCCCTAAGGATGACTTCCTTAATGACATTCAAGTACAGTTTGCCCTAATGGAAGTTCCTGCTATCTCCTTAACCTTACCTTTAAAATATTCCAAGTTACTTAGTGGTAATACACACATTGTAGTCCAAACAGAGGACTGGAAGTATGAGGGCTATGTAGGAGATAAGTCTAGTGATTATCAAAATAGCACAGTAACTGTTCAGACTTCACATGTAATTGGTAGGCTGGGTAAGAGAACCCTTCCTACTAATGTTACTGTGAAAGCTAGATCAGTAGTATCTGCTGTAGAGCAGGCTATGGGATACTGGTCTAATGAACAGCACAAGGATGACTTGCTCAATGAGTTCAAGATTAAGTATGTAGATGACTATGCTGAAAAGAACTTGATTGAGTATGAGTTTTCTAGAGAATCATTTCTAGAGTTCCTTACCAAAGTGTGTGAGAAGACTACTTCCCTCTATTGGAGAGTCAATCGCTATGATCCTTACCTGATTGAGTTTGGTATCTTTGGTATTAAGAGAGATGTCCTCATCAATGAATACAACTACCTTGTGTCTTTAGATAACATTTCTGAGAACTATGAGGACACAATCAACATTGCTGTAGCTATGTCAGATAAGTCAGACTCAGGGGCTAGTTCATTGACACTTAGAGATATCTTCTACAATCCTAAGTTCATGCTTGAAGGATTCCCTGTGATAAAGACAGGTAATAAGGTAAACTCACAGCGGTCTTATGACTATCCACAACTTCCTGTGTTTGCTCCTGAGATTATTGGTGATGAGTTTGCTATCCTAGATGAAGAAGGTATTGCTCTAGAAGCAGGAGAGCTTTATTGGGGAACAGTTACTGATAATGACACTCAGTCAATCGCAGAAGATAATAAAGAGATCACAGATGCTGATAGGCTTAGAGCCACAGAACAGCTCTATAGAACAGCTATTAGAAGACTTAAGAACTCACGCAGGAAGATAGTCTACACAATGACTGTAGAGCCTCTGAAGAAGCATACAGTACAGGCAGGAGATAGGGTATTGTTTACCCTTAATGCAGGAGTTTGGGAGCTCACAGCTTGTTCTAAGTACTATGAGAAGGTATTGAAGGAAAGTAACTGGTTCTTTGTGACCAAGATCACTGACCTTTATCAAGTAGGAAGTAACCACTTACAGCAACTAGAGCTTTCTAAATATCTATACAGTGATAGAAATATTATTGTGAATCAGTAGGAGGAAAAATGGCAGATTATCTAAATAAGTTAGTAAATACTGTTAGTAGAACTAAATCAAGAGTAATCCAGCAATCAAAACAGCGTAGAGGAGGGGTAACTGACCTCTATGCACTTGACTATGTTGACTCACTTTCTACTGCTTCTTCCTGTGCTCCTTACTCAGATGATAGTATTGAAGGATCTGAGAGTGATGATATTGAAACAAGAGTAAAAACCTTTGCTAGAGCTATCAAGAAAGAGATTCCTGAGGCTAAGGCACAAGGTGTATCTGCTATTATTGGTTACTTTGTGAGAGAGTCTAATGTAACAGCTAGAAGATATGAGGCTGACTATGCTACAGGTAAACAATATGATAAAGTAGCACAAGAGCCTACAGCTGAGAACCTTATGGGATCATGGCAAGCCTTTGCTTCATTGTATAAAGACCCACTTAATGAACCTGGGTATAATGTAGGAGGTAAACACTGGATTGGTCTAGGCTTAGGTCAGTGGACAGGGCCAAGGTCTAAAGCACTTTATGAGTTTGCTAGAGCTAGAAACAGTAGCATCTTTACTTTCAATACACAAGTAGCCTTCATGATGAGTGAAGAGACACTGAAGAATGTGGTAAAAGAAGTTGCTTCTAGTGATGGAGATATTGCACAGCTTACTACTCGTTTCCTTGCTGACTGGGGTGGTGTTCCAGGTAATGCCCTCCAAGAGCGTATTGATGGAGCTAACAAGTACTTTGAAGTAGTCAAGAAAGCCCTTGAAAGTAAAGATGAATCACCTAAGGAAAAGAATGAGTCTCCAAGTGACACTGTTGTGATTGATAGAACTAAAGGATCTGCTCAGTTTAGAGTCCTTGTGCCAAGTGACTTAGATAGATTCCAAAGATGGTTCTTAAAGTTCATCATTAAGATGGATGTGTCACAGTGTGATGGTAAGAAAGTAACTCCTCTATCAGATGTCCACTTAGTTGTAAGTGCTAAGAATGAGGCTACAGGAGAGCTTTCTGAGATTGAGCTTACTGAGATCTTCAGAAGACAGTGGGGGTGTAACTGGATTGGTGATGATGCTAGTGGAGAAGGTATCTTCCCTAATAGTAACCCAATGGAAGGTTATGACTTAATGTATTCTGCATGGTATCTAAATGATGCTCAGAGAAGTGCCTTATTCAGTGCTGGTGAGAAGATTTTCACTGTGTATGCACTAGGTGAAGCACAGATTACACTAAGAAACTTCCTTAAGTTTAGTCACATCAACTAGGAGAACTAATGAACATTATAGTATCAAGGCTATATAATAGATACAAGAATAAACTTAACCAGCTACACAGCATGGAAGCTAAACAGTTTAAACTTGAAGAGCACTTAGCATCTCACCCTACTGATTATCAATCTGTGATCCAAAATGAGATCCTTAAAAGTGATATTCAGAGGGTAGAGTATGCCCTAAAAGAGATTGAAAGAGAGATGGAGTACTATGGAGAATAAAAAGTTTCTTGTGAAACGTATGAGGAATAGAATCCTTGTGGAATCTGCTGTGGAATACTTCTTTAGACAGGTTTATAAGAACCATGACTATGGAGGAGCTAAGGAGTGGATGGATAGTGACTACCTTGAACTCACATTAGAGAAATATTCAATCTTTTGTAGGAAAAAAGACAACATTATCACCTTAGATAATGAGGAGTTTAGCTATGACTTCTCTTACATAACAGGGTTGTGCTCAAGTTTACTGAGAGATAAGATTGAGGTATAATTGATATGACAAATGCTTACCAAGTTGCACAGCGTGTGGTAGGTCAATCCATTGATGTTGATGGCTTTCCTCCTAGTCAACCCTACCAGTGTGTAGACATTGTGAATTGGGTAGCTCAACAATTTGGAGGGTCTTTACTAGGTAATGGTAACCAGATTGGTATAGGTAATGATGTCAGTAGCTTTGCTGATGTTATACCTTACTCAAATGAATCCCAACTTAAAGTGGGTGATATCATTTCTACCAATGAACCAAGCACTCCCTATGGTCACACCCTTGTGTATGGTGGAGGTGGAGTCAATAATGCTAGAGTTATTGAGCAAAACTTCAATGGTATCACTCATGTGATTGAGCATACAAGAACCATCACAGGATATGGAGCAACTATTCTTAGGATTGTGAGAATCAGAGGTCAGGATAACTATACTCCTGATGGATCTAGTGGTACTAGTGCTGATGCAGGTAAACCTAAGAAGAGTGGTGGAGTACAAAGAACTTTCTATGAGATTGTAGTGGACAAGGTTGAAGGTATTAAAGGTAATGGTGACAACACTGTGCTTGATACTTTCTACAAATGTAATAAGGTCACAGGTAAGATCAGTGGTGAATGGCTTATCTATGATAAGTACAATGGTACTGTTGGTTACTTACCTAAGTCTGCTGTAAAAGAGAAAACTGAGTATTCTAAGCAAGATAAAGAGCCAGGTAAGAAGGAAGTTGAAAAGGCTAATGGCTATGATAAGTTCTCAGATAAGACTAGTGATGGACTAGATCAGTCAGGAACTCAACAGATCTACACTTTGGCTCAATTTATATCACTAGGTAGGGTAGAATATAGTGGTTATGAATGGACTTATTCCTCAGGTAACAACTTCCCTACAAGTGTAAATGTGAATAAGAGCTATAATGCTTATGGCTTCCTTTCAGACCAAGATGGTCATATTATCCTTTCTGTGCCTTCATCTTGGGGTGATGTTAAGGGTAGACTTTATGACACTCCTTTTGGTTTTAAGGGCAAAGCCTACTTAACTAATGAGAAAACATCCATTGATGTTTATGTAAGATAGGAGAAAATATGGCTTATAAATTAGCTGAAGAAGATAAGCTCTGTGGAGTTATCTATCCAACTTATGAGGGATTTAAACCTATCCCTAAAGCAACTTGTGAAATGCTAGAGTCCAAGTGTGAACAAACAATTATTATTAAATGTAAAGATAATCAGAGTGAAGAGGACAAAAAGCCTGAGTCACAAAGTGGAAGTGTTTCTGCATCTGTTTCTGAAAGCAATTCTGTGTCAGAATCTACTAGTGAAAGTAACTCTACCTCAGAAAGTCAAGCATCTACTTCTGAATCAACTAGTGAATCTACATCTACAGGATCAACTAGCACAAGTGAGTCAACTACTCAATCAGAATCTACAAGTGAGTCTACTACTAGCACATCTGAAAGTAAATCAGATAGCACTTCTGCTGAATCCACTTCTGTGAGTGAGTCAACTACAGAAAGCACTACAACTAGTGAAAGTACTTCAGTATCTACATCTGAATCTGCTTCTTCTAACACAGAAAACTCTAACACTCCTGAAGAACCTAAACCTACTCCTGAACCACAGCCTGAGCCTGTTCCAACACCTGTGCTCACTAATGAAGAGTTGGATACTATTGTGTCAGGTAAGTTGAGTACTAATACTACTTTAGGTAATTATACGGTTAATCAGAACAATACTATTATCTTAATTGGAGAAGCTCCTCTTGAGGATATTGAAGCTTACAAGAAAGAGATCACAGATAAAGTAGGAGATATTCCTGAGCTTAAAGACTATACTGTGGAGGTATTAGTCAATAAAATTCCTGGTGATAATGTAGGAGATAAAGCTACAGGTGCACCTTTATATACTAAGGTTGTGAAGATTACTAAGCCTAATGGTGATGTTTATCAGTCTGAACCTATGAGTATTGGTACAACTACTGAGATGAGTATTGACTTATTAGAAGCACTACCTAGAGTAGAAGATAAATTCTCTAAGATTATCACTAAAGATGGTCAAGTAGTTGAAGTTCCTGAAGTATCTAATGAGGATAAGAGAGCCTTTGAAGATAAGATTATCAATGACTTGAAGGCTAAGTTACCTGAAGGTACTGTTGTAGAAGCTGTACTTGAAGGGCCTAAGTATGAAAAAGGTTCAGAAGTATTGAGTGGTAAGACTAACTATGTATTGAATGTAAGAACTACTCTGAATGGTGTAGTTTCAGAGCAAACTTATAATGTACCTCACACAGAAGAAGCTCCTAAGGGAGAACCTGAAGCTCCTGATGAAAATATAGAAAGAGTATTATCAAATATTTACTTTGGTAGTGTTACTTATGATGGAGATCTCATCACAGATATTAGAGAAACTTATATATTTAGTGATCTTGGTAACCAATTTAAAGAAAGTGATCTACCTAGAATAAGTGAAACTTTAGGAGCTAATGTAGAGAAAAATCTGAATATAGGACTTACAGGTGGTAATGTTTATAAAGTTAATGACTTTACTGTTAGAATGAATTACAAAGTAGGTGAACATAAACCATGGGGTGAATCTGTCTTTAGCTTCACAGCTAAAATCACAAAACCTAATGGTGAGGTTGTAACTAAAGAAGGTAAGATCACTTCAGATGAAATAGACACCCTATAGGAGAACTAAATGGATAGATTAATCTTAAGGATTGTAGAAAACCAAGCTGTGATCTCAGGAATAACACTCTTTGTGACCACAGCTTGTGGTTGTGGTGTAGCTTGGCTTAACCATAAGAGAAATAAACTTGAGGAGCTTTCTAAGGGTGCTAAACGTTCTAGTTTACGCTCTGAGTACCTTAACATCTACAACTCTACTGAGTTTACTTGGCAAGAGAAGTGGGATATGACTGAGCCTCTTGTGAAGGAGTACTTTAATGACCTTGGTGGAAACCATTACATTCATGGTCTTAATGAGAAGATGAGAAGGCATGTAGAAGAGGAGATTGCCAATGGTAAAGATAGTAATTGACCCTAGCTGTCTAAATCAGGGAGGGTCTACCTATGATGACACAGAAGTATTCAATAGGATTAAAGCCTTAGAAGGTAAGACTGACAATTTTGTGAGTGATGTTACTGTGTCTAGAGAAGGTAACAAAGTTAAGCTCAAGTACACTAGGGTTGATGGAACTTCTAGTGAAGTAGAGTTTGATGACAAAGATACCATCTCTATGGCTTATGATGACACAGCTATTAAGGAAAGAGTCAAAGCATTAGAAGCTAAAGAGGATAAAGATACTGTGTATGATGACAGTGCCTTAAAAGCTAGGGTTGAAGCCCTTGAAGCTAAACCTGAAGCACAGCCTTATAATGATAAGCCTCTATCTGATAGAGTTACTGCTCTAGAGAAGAAAGAAGACAATGACAAGCAAACATTGTTTTTAGAGGGAAGTACACTAAGTATCTCTAATGGAAACTCTGTGACTCTACCAGTAGGTGTAGGGAAAGAATTTGTTGTTACTAGTGATACTGAAGGAGTTGTAGTAACTAAAACTGAAGCAGATGCCACAACTACTTATAATGTAAACCTAGATGATGCTTTAAATAAGTACTATAAGAAAGCTGAGACTTACACTAAGAAGGAAGTGGATAACCTGTTAACCAATCAGGAAAATAAAGCCACTGATCTTACAGTGTATAGAGGTTCTTTCACTGATAGATCTAAAGTTATGGAAGGTGAGCATGATGCACCAATTTCACCTAGAGTTACTCTTACTTACTCAAGTTCAACTGGTATAGGTATCTTCAAGATTGACTTCAAAGTAACATCAAAAGTAAATTGGAGAGATGTTATTGCAACACTACCTCCTGAAGCTCCTGTCCCTGTTGAACTTGTAGAGTCTCAAGTTTGGATTGGTAATAATAACACTTCTGTGTGGATTGATAAGGGTTCAAGAAATGTTCAAATTTTTGGAGTTTCTAATCCTGAAATGTTTAACAAACGTATAATCTTATCAATCCCAGGTATCTTTAAGAAAGCATAATAAATAAGGAGAACTAAATGAACTTAACAAATAAACAATATGACTTATACAAAAAGCTTGTAACTGTAGTTGCACCAGCTTTAATCACTTTAATTACAGGGCTAGGAGCTTTGTACAAGTTTGACTCAACTGCTATCACAGGTACTTTAGCATTGCTTACTACCTTCACTGGTACTGTGCTAGGTATCTCAAGCAAGAAATATAATGAATCTCAAGGAGAGTAATCATGGATTACAAAACCTTTAAGTCCAAGTGGTACAATAAGGGTGTAGACGTAGATGGTTACTATTCTTTCCAATGCTGGGACTCCTTTGCACAATGGTGTAAAGAGAACGGTATCCCTGTAATCAATACAACCCCTGTGTCACAAGGTGGATCAGGATATGCTAAGGACTTGTGGGAAAAGAAAGCCTCTAATGGTATCCTCAAGTACTTTGATGAAGTCCCTATCAATCAGCTTAAAGAAGGTGATGTAGCTATCTTTAGAGAGGTACAAGGATGGACTCCTTTATCTCATGTGGCTATGTTTGATAGAGATATTGATGGTAAGTATGGTTACTTCCTAAGTCAAAACCAAGGTGGAATTGGAGGAGTGCATAACCTATGTAGACTTCCATATTCTGCTATGTACCCTACAGCTTTCAGACTTAAAAAGTCTAATCAAACTAAAGGAGGAAATACAACTGTGGCTGTACCTGCTAAAAATATTAATGGAGAGATTTACTCAGGACTTATTACTGGTGTAGATCCTAATGCTATGAATTGTGATAGCAATCGTACAAAGATTGACAGAATTGTAATTCACCATAATGCGACTACTAATGATGCTGTAGCTAGACATACTTGGTATGTTTCTTCAGGTCATGGTACATCTGCTCACTACCAAGTAACACCTGATAAAATTTGGGGATGTGTTGGTGAAAACTATGTTGCCTACCATGCAGGTAACTATCCAATGAACCAACGCTCTATTGGTATTGAACACTTGAACAATACAGGTGCTCCTACATGGACTATAGCTGAGGAGACTTATAGAAACTCTGCTAAGCTCATTCGTGATATCTGTGAACGCTACAACATTCCTATTGATAGACAACACATTCTGAAGCACGGTGAAGTATCATCTACAGCGTGTTTACCTGTTGAGAATACTGAACTCCTTACTAGACAAGGTTGGGTAAGCTTAAAAGACATCCAAGTAGGTGATGAAATTGCTACATACAGATTAGATGATGGAAGCATCATCTTTGACACTGTGTATAATAAAGTAGAGCCTCATGTTAAAGATACTTGGTTCTTTAGAGATGTTGAGGTAACTGCTGACCATAGAATGTTGTGGAAGTCTCAATCAGGTAAAACCTATAGGGTTAGTGAAGCTAAGGATATGTTCTCTAACAAAGGTACTCTGGTATTCCCAAATGCAGGAAGCTATGAAGCAGAAGGACTCCCTGTGTCAGATACTTTTCTACATTATCTTGTAGCTGTACAAGCTGATGGTCATTATATGAAGGATAATAGAACCATCAATAAAAACCCTTTTGGTATTGAGTTCCACATTAAAAAGGAAAGAAAGGTAGAGTTACTTACTGATATTCTAGATGAATTAGGTAAAGAATACACCTTTGCTGGCAAGAAAGATGGTACTTACTCATTCCGTATCTATGGAGCTGAAGAAGTTGAAGAAGTTGAGCAATACTTAGACAATAAAAAATTCTCATGGAAGTTCCTTGAGATGTCAGAAAGACAAGCTGAGCTTTTCCTTGACTATATCTTAGACTTTGATGGATGTAGAGCAGGTAATGATTACTCTTCAACACTCTCTAAAAACATTGATGTGGTACAAGCTATTGCTTCTCTCCATAACAAAGGTAGTAGAACATCTACAGAGGGTAATAGACTTTACTTCACAAATTCTACCAGAAGTGTAAACTCAATTGGTACTCTAGCTAAGTCTGCACAAAGAAGACAAGGTAAACTAGTTTCATGTGTGTCTGTTACATCAGGTTTAATCCTAATCCGTCAACATGGAAGAACTACTATTGTAGGTAACTGTCCAGGAGGAATTGATATTGATAGACTTGTGGCTATGGCTAGAGGGGCTGAATATGTAACTCCTGCTAAAGCTACACCTAGACCATCTGCACCAGGTAAAATGCAACATGCTTACCGAGTAGATGACCTTAAATATGTCAATGGAATGTGGCAAGTATACAGCAAAGAGCTTGTTCCAGTAGCCTTTAACTGGACAGATAATGGTATTGCTGTAGAGGATATCATCATCACAGACAAGAATGGTGCTAAACTTCCTGACCAAATGACACACGTAGGAGACTACTTTGTGTTTGACCAAACTGCAACTGGTGATACAGGTGTAGGTGGTGTAGGAGATGGAAACTACTATTGGAGAAAATTCAAGCTTAGAACTTCAGGAGAAATCTGGCTGTCTGCTTGGAACTTAAACCACTTATTGTTTGGTTAAGGGGGTGGGGTATATCCCCTCCCTATTTTATTGGAGGAACTATGGAAGACATTTGTAAACAAAAGGACTGCTCTTGTGAAAATGTAGGTATTGGAGACTGTACCAAGCTACAAGAGCTAAATGACCTTCAAATTAGACCTAAGATGAGAGCTATTCTAAAGGCTGAATGGTGTAACCTACCTGAAGCTATTAGAAGAGGCTTCTACGGTGTGTGGTGTGTTCTAAAAAACATCATCAACCAACTGTGCTATATCCTTACTAAGCTAGAGTGCTTAGAGTCTAAGGTAGATAAGCTGTGTTCTATTGCTAAATGTCAGGATGAAAGAATCACAGGCCTTGTGGAACATATTAAAGGTAAAATGCTTGAGAATGTTGTCTTTGGTATGAAAGGTGTAGGTACATCTGCCAATTCTGCTGGATATGGAGACACTTTCACATCTGTGACTGTTCAACAAAATGGTGATTTTGCTATTGTGTGGAACATGGTTTATGCAGGTAGAGAAGTAGGTAGAGGTACTATCACTGGTAAGGTATCTCACATGTACACTATGAATGAAGATGGTAGTGTTAAAGCCCACGTATCTAGAGTTGACTTTGACGAAGTTAAGTATGTAGGTGATGGTGGTAGCTATGGTAATAATGCTACTTTCTCTATCCAAGACACAAATGGCAGAACTGTGTGGACTAAATCTTACCAAGCAGGATCAAGCTTCACAGAGAAACCTGGATCAATCTCCATTGGTAAGGAAACAGTCCTTAGACCACAAGGAGGAAGCACAGGAGATATCTTGCTATTCAAGACACTTGACCAGTGGGATTTTGACCCTACATCAAGTGATGTTAGAGCTACTTATGTAAATAACAACTCACCTCTTCCTAAAGTTGAAGGCTGTGTTATTGACTGTGACAACTGCTAGGAGGCACTATGTTTGAGTATTGTCCTAATTGCAGATGCAGGATAAAGTTCTATAAGGCTCATGAATGTGAGAAGATGAAGCATGACCTAGCTGACTCTGCAAAGTTGGCTGGTGATGCTATTGCCAATGGAGAAGAGTGTAAAGTAAAAGAAAATACAGCACATGGTTTCTTCAGAATATGGTGTAATATCAAGAACATTATTGAGATCATCTGTGATATAATTAAACGTATGAAGTGCTTACAGCGTAAAGCACAAAAGGTTTGTGAAGTACAGCACTGTTTAGCTGAGAGAATTGAAAGTGTCAATAGATTCATTGGTGTGTACAACTCAGATCAGGCTAGTAAACCATCTCCTGACCAATCAAATTGGGAAGCTGAGAAGAGAAGACTTGAGTCTGATTATCAGGCTAGCCTAAATGGTTATAATGCTAGAAGGGCTGAGTATGAAAGAGCCTTACAAGCATATAATAATAGTAACTCTAACTATGCTTCTGCTCTTGCTTCTTACAATGCTAGAAAAGCTGACTATGAAAGAAGAAAACGTGAGTATGAAGCAGGTAACAACCAACAAGGAGGAGCTACTAAGTGGCAAGAAGCTTGGGGTACATTCCAACGTAATGGTGCACCTCTAGATGTTGCTATGGGTGGATCGCCTAATGGTAGTGTCCAAGGTATTGACCTCAGTGAAGCTCACAGAAATGGTTATGGTCAAGGTATTGGGTTCACTTCTAAGAATAATGAAGGTACTATTGTAGATATCCAATTAAACCTCTTAGGATACTCCTATGAGGCTGGTGTTGGAGGAAGACTACAAGGATGGTATGTTCAATATGGCGGTACTTATGATTGGTACTTTGATGTGTATGCTTCTACTGATGGAGGAAACAACTATTCAGTAGTCCAAAAGGATATTCTACTTGCTAAGCATGCAGATACACAAAAGCTTGCTTATGAGCCTAACTGGCATCTATCAACTATTAAGTGGAATAAAACATTCACTAACTTGCCTGCTAACTTTACTCACTTGAAAGTAGAGGTAAGAGGAAGTAATCCAGGGGATAGACACCAAAATGTGTATACAAGAGAGCAGATTATTAGAGCACCTTTCCCTCCATTCACTGAACAACCCCCTGTGAACAATGCTACCAAACCTAAACCATTTAATGAGCAACCTCCTAAGAAGCCTACAATTCCTCCTAAACCTGAGAAGAAAGTAGAAACTATTCCTCTCATTAAAGGTGGATGTGACCTTATGGATTGCAAGTTTGATTGCTTTATTGATGATAAATAGGAGAAATTATGTCAGATTGTATTAACTGTCAATGTGAAGAGATTGTACCAGGATCAACCACCTGTGCATCTCTTAAAAAGCAAAATGATGACAGAATTAAACTACATTCCCTAGTACTAAGGGATACAACTCTTTGTGACTTACCTGAGCAAACATCTAAAGCTATGTATTCACAGTGGTGTTTTAATAAGAACATCACCTCACAGCTGTGCTGGTTGATGAATAATAGCTCAGGAGGTAAAACTTATAAAGCAGGTAAGGATATTAGTATCTCAAATGATGGTGTTATCTCATTCACAGGTACTATCCCAACACCTTCTCCTGCCTACAATGATGCTGACCTTAGGGCTGAGAATACTAGACTTAAAAATGCTTTGATGAAGATCATTAACAACCTTACAGCTAGTGGAGCTTGGCAAGGTGGGTTAGAAGGAGACTTCGTTCCTAGAAGAAATATTGCCACAGGTAATATTAACTTGTTCTCTAACACAGTGGATAGTGACTTCTTCATCCGTACTAATAATGGTAAAACAGAAAATGACTTGGCAGGAGGTATTAACTAATGGGATGTACAACTTGTAGTGGAAACCCTAACACATGGTGCACTCAGTGTATGCCTGCTGAGGACACTTGGGTAGCCCCTGTGGATAAACTGCCTGATGTGTTTATGGGTGATAGAGACCACATGTATCTTCTACCTAATGGAGATCTGTTTATTCTTTCTCCTGATAGAACTAGATGGATAAAAGTGAATGGTCAAGGTGGAGGAGCTACCTATGATGATACTAAAGTTATCAATAGACTAAAAGCTCTAGAAGGTAAAACAGATAACTTCATCTCATCTGTGAATGTATCTAGAAATGGTAATAGAGTCAAACTTACCTATACACTTGTTGATGGTACTATCAAGGAAGTTGAGTTTGAGGATAAGGACACTGTAGCCTTAGCTTATGATGATACTGCTCTCAAAGAGAGAGTTAAAGCCCTAGAGGACAAGCCTGTGACACCTACTGGTGTGAATACTTTCTTTGCTAAAGGTGATATCTCAGGTAATGGTAACTCTCAAGGTGTAAGAGTCACAAAAGATAAGCTTGTAAATGCTGATACTATTAAAGTAGGAGACACAGTAGTTGATAGCTATTGGGATAAGACTAACTTTAACATTGGTATGTTTAAAGTGGCTTCTGTGGATGGTAATACTGTTATCTTAAATGGTGTGAATGATATCACTTATAAGCATCCTAAGCAAACTCTTACCTTATCAGGTAGAACATTATCTATATCAGAAGGTAACTCTATTGAGCTTCCTGCTAGTGCAGAACCTAAAGTATATAAAGCTAAAGGTAATGGTCTATTCTTAGATGCTGATGGAACATTCCATCTTGAGATGGCTAAAGATACTAGTAGACAAATTCCTTACAATACAAAAAATGGAGGGCTTTTCCAAAAATTAACTCCTGCTAATAGGGAAGTTTTTAAGCCTAGCTTTAGTTATGACTCACTGGATAACCACTTCTATTTTGTTGCCAATGATGGTACAGTTCGTCGTGATGCTATACTAGAAGCAGGTCTACTTTTAGATTATGCAGGGTCTTATGACTATGAAGAGTATAACTTACATAAAAGCTTCTCTAGTGAGGGTATTAACCTAAGTGTTTTGTCCACAAGTAGTCAAGGAATATCAGGAAGTGCTAGTTTCATACAACCACAAGAGTTGAAGTTTGAGGTAGGTATCTTAGCATTTTGGGATAGCAATGGTAAAGTATTCTTCAGGTTTACTCCAAAGATTGTATGGACTATAATTACTGAGTCTACAACAGAACACTACACTCACTTCATAACTAAAGAAGAATTAGACTCAGAAGAACCTATAGAGATTGAAGTCAAGAAGAATGAGGAAGTTGTTGGTAGACTTAACATGACTATCAAGAACGCAAAATTCTACATGCAAGCTGTTCAAGGTACTGTTGTTCTAAAGAACCCTACTGACAACAAATTCTATTACTTACCGAGGTTAAACTAATGTCAAAAACAGTATATAAAATAACAGATAAGCCTACTACTACATCCTATGATGATACAGCTCTGAAGGCTAGGATCACAGCGTTAGAGAACAACCCTGATAATGATAAGCAGACTTTAACCTTTAATGCAGGTAATAGGAACTTATCTATTAGTAATGGCAACTCAGTTACTCTACCTAATGATAAGCAGACAATCTCTAAGCAGGGGAATAAGCTGATCCTATCCAATGATGGAGGTGAAGTTGAACTCCCTGTGCCTAACACTTCTGTGCCTTATGATGACACAGCGCTTAAGAAAAGAGTTAGTGACCTAGAAGCTAGACCTGATAATGATAAACAAACTCTGACAGTTAATAATAATAATACATTATCAATTAGTGGTGGTAACTCAGTTACTCTTCCTTCACAAAGTATCCATAGATTCTATGATGGAGATATTTCTGGTACTGCTGATACAAATAACACTCGTACTGTACAAAAGACTAACTTTAGGAATCCTGATGGTATTAAAGTAGGGGATACAGTAGAAGACTACTATTCAGACCGAAATACTATCAACAGAGGTATTTGGAAAGTCATAGAAGTAAGTGGAAACAATGTCAAAGTTCAGGGTATTGGTAATTACAGTACTAGTCTGTGGAAAAATTTAACATTCAATGCTAATACAAGAGAGTTATCACTTAGTGGAGGTAATAAGGTAACTCTGCCTCAATATGTGTCACCTGAAGAGTTTACTACACTTAAAAATGAGTACAATAAACTCAAAGGTGCTTTTGAGAAACTTCTACAGGATCTTAAAGGTTCAGGAGCATGGAAACAAACAGGTGGAACTATCTTTGAGGGTAATCTGTACCCTGATAGACATATTGCCACAGGTAATATTAACCTCTTTGGTGGAACTGTTGATGGTAGTGCCTTTATTAGAACTAACAATGGCAAGACTGAGAATGACCTTGCAGGAGGAATTAATTAATGGCAGATCAAGCTACACTTAATCAGGAACAGATTACTAAGGTAAGGCAAGCCCTAAGCCTTAATATCTATTCTATTGACAGTGGTACAAAGACCTACATTAGTGGGAACAGTTTTAGGATTGAAAACACTATGCTTGTTCCCTCTACTGATGGAGGTCAAATTGTTGTAGGACATGTAAATACTGAAGGAAGTATCTACTATGATCTTGTGGTAGAAGGTACTAAAGTTAAGGCTAGAAATACTAGAGCTGTAATTAAATCTGTATCCTATACTAAGACTCCTGGACTTACAATTTATGGTAGTTTTGGTAATGCCTCTTATGGAATCAATACACCACAAGGGGGCATCTTCAATAAGTCCTATGACCCAGCTTTTGGTAATAACTGGACTGAAACAATTAATAGACAGCTAAATATCAATGATGTTGAGATCTCTTCTAAGGTAAATGAGCAAAGAGGATATGTAGCCACTACTATTGACCAATGGCAATTTAGTCCAACAACTGCTACGGTGTCATTCAGTTTGACTGTGCCTAATACAAGCATCCTTAACGTTCCTCAAGCCCCTAAAGAGGGTACACTTGTAATAAAGTATGTGGATAATGTTACAGGGGCTACACTTAACACTGATACTAAGAAAGTACCTGGTGATACAAGTCAATCACACACTGCTCCTGAGATCTATAGGGCTACTTATAAGATTACTGGCAATAGAACTCAATCTGTTACAGTACCTTCAGGACAAACTAAGGAGCTTACATTCAGATATAACCCTGTGTACGGTCAGATTGTGAAGTATATTGACAAGGACACAGGAAGAGAGATTAAGACTCAAAGTTACACTCCTGTGACTTATGGAGATCCTTTTAGACAAGATCCTCCTAGCATCCAAGGTTATAGGCTTGTACCAGGTCAGAACCCTATTAATGTACCTAGAGTAACAGGTAATGGAAACTACTCATTTAGATATGAGAGGATACCAACTACTGCTAATGTTATTGTTAAGCATCTTAATAAGGCTAATAATCAACCTCTACGTGGGGATGTAACTCTAAGTAATCAGACTATTGGTAGCAATGTAACCTACAATGCTCCTGCTATCACTAACTATGCCCCTGAGAGAACAACCTATACTCACACTGTGGTTGAAGGTAACAATGTCATTACTGTGTACTACACAGAAAATGCTAAGATTAGACCGTGGGCTATTAGAAAGTCTAATGCTTGGAAGTCTCTTAACACTACAAGACAGTGGATGAAGATTAGAAGAACAGCTAACCAAAACTTTTGGGATACTAAACCTAATGCTGAAATCTATGCTACTGATACTGGTAAAGAAAACTACTCACCATCACGTATTCGCAAGGGTGGTAAGTGGAAAGCACAAGGAAAGATTGGTGACTAATGGCTATTGATGATAAAACAACTAGACTGAATGAAGCTACATTCACTAGTTATGGTGAAAATCCTAAGGATCGCTGTTGGTATGATGAATGTGACTGTGATGAAATTCCTGTTGCAGATTGTCAACGACTAGTAGATGAAAATAACAAGGGTGTAGGACGGTTTGCATGTATGGCTGAGAGTCAGAAATGCTACAATCCCAAGTTCTTCAGTTCATTCATGAAGAAGCTTGCTTGTCAACTTAACCACTACATCCAAAACATCTGCGCATTGTGGGATATGGTTCAGTGTATGGCTGAATACCTATCTAAGATGGGTGATGTAGGTGCTGTACAAGTAAACTATGCTAGAAACTCTGCTGTGTCTTCTGCTGACTTCTATCACCCTATCACAGATGGTTATGACTTAGACCTCTACATGGACTCTACTACAGGAGTTGTAGCTGGTGAGTCTGATGATGGAAGAAGAAAACAAACTGATAGAAAGTATCGTGTTTACATCAGATGGTGTGCTGATGGTACTACACTTAATCCTGCTCAGGATAACACAATGGAGATTGTAGTTTATCACTCAGGAGAACAGTATACTGAAGACCTTAGAAAGAACCGTGGAGTACACTGGCAGATGACTGGTATCTCAGATGGTGCTATGGAGATGTCTGATAGTATTATTGTTCCTGCTGGACAGCACGTAAAGGTGAGAGTAGAGCCTGCTAACTCTTCTTCAGGTGTATTCCGTGTACACCAATTCAAGCTAGAGTACACTCCTATCATGGATGCACAAGATACTCCTGAATGTCTTAAACTTACAGAACTTCCTAAGGATGACTGTAATTGTCCAAAATAAAAAAGAGAGCTTAATTGCTCTCTTTATTTTTTCTTGTGCTTCTTGAGTCTCTTATACAGTGCTTGTGGTGTAGATAACCCTAGCACAGTCTGAGTGTACTCAATGTAGCCTGAGTAAAGCATTTGATAGTAAAGAAGATTCTGTTGTTCACGGATCTTCTTTTTTCTTGCTCGCATAGCTTTTCTCTCTCTTGTGCTGTGAGAAAGCTTAATTGCTTCAGTAAGCTTGTCAAATTCTCTTTCTAGCTTGATGTACTCATCAGATGCCTTAGCTGGTGATGACTTAGGCTCTTCTGCTAACTTAACCTTTTCAATATCAACATTCATACGACCATAACTCCTCTCCACAGTTCTTTATATAAATAGTTATATCACCTTTTTGGACTCTAGTAATCTGATCATCTCCTGACCATTTCTTAATGAACTTCTGTCTCTTCTTAAAGCCACAGATGGTTTCATCATAGTAACAATTACCAAGCTCATCAATCAGTTTCACTTGGTACACCTTTATAAAATTCATACATACTCCTTGATATTACCAAGTCACTGACCTTAACCCTAGTCTTCTTAGGGTATCTAATCTTACACATACCTCTTGTGAGCTTATAGTAAGCCACAAGCATGTGTCCTACATCATTAGGGGTAATGATCCTCTCTTTGCTATCTGCAAAAGGCTGATCTAGATACCACTTCATGAAGTCAATAGCAAACTTCTTATACTCCTGTGCATTAAACCTGTCCTTCTCTACAATTTCAAGGTACATCTTTCTCATGCTAGGTGAGCATCCATTAATAAAGTCTAGTTCAATGTGTAACTCATTAATGTAAGCTAGGTCAGTAGCTAGGTTATAAGCTGTGAACTTACTCAGTCCATACACATCACACTTCTTATTATAGTATCTATAGATCTCACTACACTTCCATCCATAGAATAGATCATCAGGAAGCTTGTCAATGAAATCTGCACAGGAAGCAAGAAACCTTTCTCCTCTATTAAGCTCTCTAGTCATTACCTGAATAGCAGGAGACTTGTAGTTAGGAGAGAGCTTAGCCTTAGCTGAGTTAAGCTTAGTTGCTAACTTCTCTAGTTGATGTATTGTGATTACATCATGTTCATTAGTACATCTTCTGACATACTTTTCATGACCTATGTAACGATACACATACACAGTAAGAAGCTTATCCCTAAGGGGTACTCTAGCTGTGTTTAGTGTTCTAATAAACATTTGAGACATGTCATCAAGGTATTTTAGATTGTTAGGAAGATCATATCTGTAAAGATCTCCCACAGTCTTGTTACCTATTCTGTACTTGTGCTCAAAGGCATCTCTACGCTTTAACACATAGAGCTTAAACTCTTCAAGTTTATTCATATTTACTCCTTTAAGAAGCCTAGTTAGTTGGGTAATAGAAGCGAAATCAAAAATATATAGGAACATAAATCGTGAGAATAACTTTGGGTGTAGAAATATCTATGGAAAGTCTTTTTGTACTAACTAGGCTTGTCAAAAAAGTAAATACCTTACAGAGAGTAGCTAGTGTGGGAATCACAAGTGCTGGCAATCGAAATAAAAATGTAATCTATAAGGAGATCCTAGCTACTCTGTGTAAGGTATCCACTAGGGATACCATTCAATTATTCTGCATCTGTCCAATCATCATCTGCATCCGAGTCTGTTGAGTCTTCTTCCTCCTCTTCATCAAGAGCAAAGATGTCACGTACATTGAATTGGCGTTTCCCATTGTAAGGATCACCTTCTTTGATCTCAACTCCCATGTACTTACCTACAATATCATCTGTGTCAATATCATCTGAGTTAGGATCAAGACCTACAGCTTCAATGATCTTGTAGAGTTGTTCTTGTCCATAAGTGTTGTCACGTACAAACAAGTTAAACATTGTAAGGTTTTCACCAAAGTTACCACGAAGCACAAACTTGTAGAAAAGTGCTCCTGTGTTTTGGTTAGTTCCTTGCTCTACAGCTTCCACAAGTACTTCATATCGTCCTGGTGTGTAAATAAATTCACGGACTTCAGGTGCTTTTGCTTTAAATGATAGTTTTGACATAGTTATTCTCCTTTTGTTTCCTTAGTTTCTTCTTTAGCTTCTTTTGATTTAGCTTCTTTAGCTTGTGTTGTTCCATCTGTGTAGCCTACAATTGTTTCCCAAGTAGGGTTAGTCACAGTCTCAGGAATTGCTAGTCCAGGTTTGCGAGTTACCTTCAAGTTGTATGCAGGGTTTCCTGAAAGACGGACTTGATAGAAGTCCTTAGTCTTCTTAACTCCTTTAACAACTTTAGACTTAGTGATACGCTCTGTGTGTCCAATAACACGACTTGATGCTGTAAGGTACTTACCTACACTTTCCATCAAGTTAGGGATGATAGTTGCTGGAATGTTTTCATCTACAACATCTTCAAGGTTGACAGATTTTTGTTGGCAGATAATATATACATTTTTGCCTGCATAAGATATAGCCACAAGCTCGTCAATAAGTCCTTTGAGGATAGTTGATGCTTCACCATACATAGGAAGAGTCATCTTCTTGCTTGAAGCCTTTTCCATAAGGTGCTTGTAAAGAAGCTCTTGCACCCCTGTGAAGTGATCCACAGCAAGGCTATCAAAGCCTTTAGCAAAGTTCATAGCTTCCACTACATCATCCCATGTGTGACATTCTGCTACAGCAAAACGATCATCAGGAGATACTGAAGCCAATCCACGGTCAGTATCAATCACTAGTACACTTCCAGGGAGCGTGTTGATGAAGGTAGTCTTTGAACTCCCAGGTTCACCATAGAATGTTGTCAGTGTGTGTAATTTAATTTTAGTTAGTTTTTGTAATTTCATGTGTTCCTACTTTCCTGTGCTTCCATAACCACCACGGTTTTCATTACCTAAGTGGTCAACTTCTTTAAAATGAATATTAGGTTGGTTTTCAATGAGTCTAAATTGACACAAGCGCTGTCCTTCTTCAATGAGTCCATCACGTGTAGCATAGAACTTAGCTCCCCAATAGTCTTCATCACCACAGTAAGAGTTATCAATCACTCCTACACCATTTGTGAGAAGCAAGCCTGTGTTTTGAAATAGGCTTGAACGTGGTGCAATATGAGCTTCATAATAAGGAGGTAACTCCATAGCTACTCCAAAGTCAACCTGAACTAAATCACCTTTCTTGTAAACAATACTCTTAGGTGAAGCTAGGTCAATCCAATCACCTTTTGTAAGATCCACAAGGTGTGCTACATTGTCTTTATACTTAATTTTAACTGTTTTCTTACTTGTCTTCTCAAAGAAGTAGTAGAGATCCAAGAGAAAATTAAGCAATAGTAAGATAAAAATTAATAATTGTGCGTTAGTCACTTTCATCTCCATATTCTGTTTTAATCAAGTAGTTAATAGCAATCTCCATATCACTAATAGCTACCTTATATAAATCTTCATGTGTTGTTTGCACAGATGTGTTTACAATGAATCTCTGAGTATCACTCATGCTTTCAAGTAAATCATCTGATGCAAAGAACTCAGTTTCTGTGAAGTAGAGAGCTTCCTGAGGTGTATTCTTCATTTTATCTAAGAACACAAGAGCCTTCTTAAGATCTTCTACTCCATTCTTTTCTTTATATCGCCACACATACTTAACAGCAGATGCTACTAATGGATTGAGTTTAGCTACAATCCAAAAATCCCAGCACTCTAGCCTGTTTCCTGTGTAACGCTTAGGGTTAATAATATCTTCTTTCATCTTTTTACCATAACATAATGGAATTCCATACAATAGCTATAAGCTTAAGTGTGATAGCTAGTAAAGCTACTGATACTACAGCACATCCCATTAGGGATACTAAGTCTTTAAGTTCCCTTAGGAGTTTCATCTGCAAACCTCTTAATAGCTAGTTTCAACTCATTACACTCTTCTTCTTTTGTGAGAAGTTCTACATAACGGATAGGTGTAAGCTGTACTGATGCAACTCCATCAATACCTTCAATGAGTTTTAGTTTTGTACCTTTTATGTCTGCACGTTTATCTTCTTTATTCCATTTTCCAATGAAATAACCAATAATCCATGTTAGAGACCCAAATACAAGGCATAAAAAGATACAAGCATCTTCTGTTACCATCATTTCACCTTATAATGTTTCACTGTGAAACCATCACCTTTCATTGTAACTACTACATTCTCTTCAGTGAGCTTATTCTCTAGACCCTTATAGTAAGTGTCTCCTTTATACTCACCTTCAACTGTGCTTACCACAGCTTCCTCACACCAAGGCTCAAAAGTCTTATAAGTCATAGCTCCACCAATGATCCAAAGATCTAGGCTAGAGTTCTCATAGATCTCAATGACTTCTTCTGCTGTGTGAGCAATGTAGACATTCTCTTGGTCATAACCTTTAATGTCATCCTCTTTTGTCAGGATAATGTTATGACGATTCTTTAGTGGCTTGCATCCTAGAGAGAACCAAGTTCTACTTCCCATGACTACAATGCCACCTGTTGTCTGATTCTTGAAGTAGTTAAGATCATCTCGATTGTACCAAGGTATCTTTCCTTTACTTCCAATCAAACCATTAGCATCCTGTGCCCAAATGAACCTAATCATTTGATTCCTCCTTATTAGTGTATTGCTGGATAACCCAACAAAGCTATTCTATCATTTTTGGGTTGGACTGTCAACCCTTTTTTGAAAATTTTTCTCAATAAATTCATCTAAGTCTTCCATCATTTCACCAATGTAGACTTTATAGAGATAATCATAGGCATCAGGCTTATGTCCATTTTTTCCTGGAATGTATAGTTTAAACTCAGGATCAGACTCAATTAGGTCTACAAGATGTACAAACTGGTCAAAGAAGTCTTTAGTACGGTATTCATTATACACAAGGCGGATAGTCTTACGCTTATAATTTCTTCCTGTGATCTTAATCTTAGGATTGACACAATCGAATATCATATCACGTACATTGTAGCCTAGTTGTGTATATACATACATGTACAAGTTACCTTGAAGGCTGTAGCGATACTCATCATCTGTAGGGGCTGTAGAGTGAGTCTTATAGTCAACAATGGTCACAGTTCCATCATCATTCTGAATAATAGCATCAATAATACCTGTGAACTCATGTCCATTAGGTAGGTCATAGTAGACTTGATGTTCAGTTTCAATTATTTTCTCAAAGTCTACAGGCTCACCTTCTGAAAGGTAGCGATCAATAGCAAGCTCTCCTGAAAGCTTAGCTTCCTCTAGGAAACCTGATTCTGCATAGATCTCACGTAGCTTAGCATAAAGGTCTTCCTGAGTCATCTTACCTTTACTTTGTGCTAAAAGCTCCATGCCTCTATGGAAGTATGTTCCACGATCCATGTACTGTGTTACTTCAGGATCTTGCTTTTCCTTGTAGCCTGCTAGGTATTTACACCAGTGTTTCCAAGGGTTATCTAAAAATGTTTTTACTCGACTTACACTATAAGTTGTCATTATCCACCTCTACTTACTCCATTTTCCAAATAATAAACCATGTCCCTGAATCTCATATCAAGTGAATAGACCTTGCTATTAAGCTCCTCATGGTTCTGTTTCAACTCACCCTTAAGTTTCCCCACCTGATACTCTAAACGCTCAATCTGAGCCTTCTGTGAGGTCACAGTGGCATAACAGCAAAGAGTCAACAATAGGAAACCAAAGATGAGAGCATAATTAATAATTTTTTCTTGCATCTCGGATCACAAAGCCTTTCTTTTTACTAGGAGTGAACTTTTTACTCTTCTCTCCTTGTGGTTTAAAGCTTACAACATTTAGAGGTTCTTGAATAATGAACACATCATACTCAGGATACTTTTTAAGCAATTCTTTCTCACTGTTACTTACAACAGTGTTTGCATTTTGCACAAGAGACCATCCAGTAGATCCATCAATCATTTTTGTTAGGTAGTGACCACTAGGAAGCTTAATCATGTATGGTACATCCTCTTCAATTACCTTCCAGTTACCTTTCAGGATAGCGTTTACCATACGCTCTAACTGATCCACAGTTTCCTCTTCTGTGTTAGAACCATTCTTAGTAAGCACTTGTCTCCAATAGTGGTTTTTGTTTGCTTTTGTGCTATTTAGAACATAGTTCAGGTAGGAGATACGGTTAACCTTATCAGGGAAAGTGTCAATAGGTGCATCAAGGATGAAGTCTTCCTCAGTCTTAGAAATTGAGATAACTTCTTCATCCTCAGTTTCACATGAAACCATGTTGACAATCTTAGTTTTTACCATGTCAGGTACTTCCTCACCTTGAAGGATCTTATCAAGGTAGTACTGTGAGATACCTAACTCATTGCAAAGTTTAGATTTACTTTTAGTTTTTAAAAAATCTTCAATAATTTCTTTGTAATTCATAATTTTCCTCACAGGACGGGAATTACTTCCCATCCTCTTTTAATTGATCTGTTAAGCAAGCACTACATGGAGTAACTTCATAACCTAAAAAGATAGCTAAAACTTGGTTTGCTACACGTGATTGCTCAAGGAAAGCAAACTTAACTTTATCATTGGCTAGGTCTACTTGCCAAGCCTCAAACGCTGTAATAGTTGCCACAAGAACGTGTTTAAGAAGACACCACATGTCAGGGTTTCCTTCTTCATTAGCCTGTGACTTAAGCAATTCCATAGCTTTTCTACGCTGTTCAGTAGTAGTCTGAAGAAGCTGTGTAATTTGATACACCTTGTCTTTTGTGTCATAGATAGCTACTTTATCTTCCTCAGTTTGAAACTCAGGATTGTCTAGGTTATACCAAAACTTAATCTGATCCTCATATTTACGGATAAGGATCTCCAAGTGGTACTCACTAGCTCCCAAGTGCATGATGTTTGTGATAATATCCTCAGTAATCCCTACTGAGCTACTTTTGTTTACCATTATTCCTCCTTAGAATACATTGTTTAAATCCATCTTATAGCGAATGAAGTAGGTGCTTTTAGTCTTTCTGTGCATCTCTTCATGGAACTTTTCAGCCTCTTTATAAGTATCAAATTTGTGTACTTTCTTAAGCTGGCTATCAAAGAACTCTAGTACATTATAAGTCATTCTGCATAACCATTATCAATGATTGAAATAATCTTCTCTCTTAACCAAAGAGGAACAGTTCTATCAATCACAGGATAATGAACAATCCTCCTTTCTAGCCTTTCAGGCTCATCAATGACCACATGAGAGAAGCAACATGTCTGTGAAATGTAGTCAGTAACAGTCTTGTAGGCATTACTGAATCTACGGTACATGTAGTCAATCTCCTCAGGTAGTCCATGCTTAGTCTTAAAGATCAGGTCAAAGCTACTCATCTTAGACACAGGTTGACCATAGTGCTTTCTGATATGTCTGAGACCATTAAAGAAGTCATCCATTACATACACAGTGCCTCTGATTGAGATTGTGTATAAGTCTTCCCAATCATTCTGCTTGTCTATGTAGTGCTCAGGGTCAATCTTGAAAAACCTGCGATTAGCCTCTCTGATCTCTTTGTATTCATCAAGCCTATAAGCAGGCTTATCTAAGATTATCATTCTTATCCTCCCCATGCTTGTGCAACTTCAGAATCTGCCACAATAGGTATAGGAATATCAATTCCTTCAATGATGGAAGGTTTCTCCATCAATCTGTTAATTATAGGTGAAACTTCATCAACATAGTCATCTCTAATTTCAAAGAGAATAGCATCATGCACAGAACCTAGTACAATACATCTATCATGGTCAATCTCATCACTGAAAACAATATCAGCTAGAGCACTTGTACACATGTCTGAGGCGAATCCTTGCACTCCTGAGTTTATGGATTGTCTTTCAGCCTGTCCTCTTAGCTTGAAGTTGCTAGAGTTTATGTCAGGAAGGAAACGTTTCCGTCCAATAGGAGACCATGTATAACCGTTTGCTCTTACATAATTTTTACAATCCTCATGCCACTGTAGCAATGTAGGGTAAGCCTTAAAGAAGTTGTTACGAAAGCCTTCTGACTCTTCTTCAGTAATATTCAATCCATATCCTTTTGCATAGTCTACGAATGTTTTTGCAGACATTCCGTATAAAAAACCAAAGTTCATAGATTTTGCTTCCGTCCGTTTCCTCTTCTGTTCCTGAGGACTAAGACTGGAAGTATCACCAAAGAGCAATTCAGTAGTTTTACTATGTAAGTCACTTCCTGACTGATAAGCATGTTGCATGTTAGCATCACCTGAGAACATAGAAGCTACACGAAGCTCAATTTGTGAGTAATCCTGCTCTTTTATCTTCCATCCAGGTCTAGCTTCAATCAAATTCCTTACATTTTTATCCTGGGGAATCTGTTGTCATATTGTTACCCTAGAGGCTCTTTATCCTCTAGTTCTTACAGTTTATCATCCTGTAAGTTCAGACTATATCTTCATCCTAGATAACGATAATACTTATCCAAAAATCTAAATTGTTCATATCCTTTGTAAACCCAATCAAGGAATACTTTACTATCAGACTTAATCATCTCTATCTTCCAGTACTTTCTATCAGGTTTTACAACTGTTCTTGTACCAAGGTTACTATTTAGATACTCTGACATGCTTAATAAGAAGTCCTTATTAGTCATAGTTATTCTAAATGTTTTTGTAAGTTTGATGTTACCATCACCATCAAGTAACCCTCTAAAGTACATCCTTGCACAGTCTTCATTATAGAAACTATCAGGAAACTTATTATACACTTTACCTAAAGGAGATATACCTGCTCCATTAAGTGCTCTTACAAGATATTTTGATGTTATAGATAAGTCATAGCTTTCTCTATATAACTTAACATCTCCTGTAAATCCAAAGTATTCCTTAAGACTATTAAATACTTTATCACATCCTAAGTTCTTACATCTAAGCGACACTCTAGGTACTCTCTTGTCCATGTAACCATCTGTGGCTATAAGACCTAAGTAGTAATTAAACACAGGAGAAGTAAAGTCTACAGCTTCACTATTTATAGTGTGTTTAATGTTACCTCTTTTTAGATTATACTTTTTCAAGTAGTTTTCTACAGTGCTTACGCTGACGTTACACTCTTGTGCAATAAATTTAACAGGTTTTCTTTCTTCTATGAACCTTCTTTTTAGATAATTTTTATCTTTATACATAAGTCCTCCAAGGTGTTTGTTATAACTATGATAACACTTACCTTAACTTATGTCAACTAGGAGCTACGCACTCTTGGGTATTTCTTCTGTTCTAGATTACTTTACCTAGTCGTTGCACCTTCCCTGTATCCCTACAGGGCTTGGCTCAGGATTACCCACAATAGTGAAGGGCTTCCCTGAGTTCACGTAGTTTATTTTGACACCTTACGGTGAAAGAACCCACAATAATGTTTAGGTTCGGGTTATTACATGTAGTCCGACCTGTCCTTGCTGTAATGTTGAAGCTAGGGTATATCCTATCATCAACCTGAATTTTTTCCCAAGACTTAATGAAAGTCTCAAGCTTAGTCAACCGTCTATACTCTAGTAGATCATCTACTACAGGATTACCTATATAATTCACAAGTACATCACTACTTACTGAGGGTACACCTTTAGCAGTCTTCTCTAAGACCTTAAGACCTACACCATAACCAATAATCACAGGTTTGAAGTTGTGCTTTAGCTTAACATCTATGCCATAAAGGTAGTTATTCTGTGCAAGATAGTCTTCCTTAAACTGTGTAGCCTCTTTACGTGTGTCAAACTCACCTCTGACAAAAGACTCGCCTGTGAAAGTATACTCTATGACCTCATAAGTATTAGGTAATTTCTCACCCTTTTCCTTATATACAGGCTTATCTTTCTTTCCAAACAAGACTGATGCTACCTGTACTGTAGAGTTCCAGTTGATATCTGCCACAGTGATAAGTCGTTCATAGTATGGCATATACTCTTCTATAAGCTTCTTAGCAATCTCACCACGTCTAGGACTGATTGGTACTCCATTCTTCTCAACTTCAAGGTAAGCACTGTAGGCTCTCATCTCATGCTTGTAGACTTTCTCAAGGCTATAGATCTTAAGCTTCTTCTTAAAGATCTTAACCAGCTCCATAGGATAGTACACATCATCCAAGCCATAGGCTTTAAACTTCTCTGTGATCTGTCCTGTCTTAGCTTCCTTAGAGATATCATAGTCTACCTTAAAGTACTTCTTTACTAAAGGCTTAAGTCCAAGCTCTTCCTCACCACACACATGAGCCATTACTAAGGTATCAACCCACAGCTTCAACTCAATCCCTGTCTTAACATAAAGGAAGAGTAAGTCAAACTTTCCATTGTGTGTGACTAGCTTAGCATCCTTAAGCTTAGTAAGAAGCATTAAAGCACGTTTCATTCCCAATTTCTTCCAATCGAAGAACCTACGCACATACTTTCCTTGGTCTACATTTGTAAACCCAATCTGAATTGAAGTGATTTCATCTCTAAACCTATCAAGACCTGTTGTTTCAATATCCAAGCACACAGGATATTTTAGATCAATAGTATTTATCAATATTCATCACTCTTTCTTTAATAATTTCTGTATAGGTAACATTCCTTGTGTTTATTACATTTTTATCAAAGATAAGGAGACCTCCTAAATCAAAGGTATTTAGACTAGAATAATACATTTCTTTATCTGTGTACTCACAGTCAACAGTTTCACCACCTATAAAGTGATATCTTACAACTACTTCCTCACTCATTTTTACCCTTCCTACTTAGAATACCTACAATGATAGCTCCAATAAAACCTATCAACCAAACAGCTCCAATCAGTAGTTCAATAACATCTAATAAATTTGTACTCATTCTCCCACCTCCTCAACTTCAACTCCTTCACAGGAGAATACCCACTCAAAGCTACCTTCTATAAGCTCTTCTTTTGTGTGGTATAAACGTACTGTATCAGAACCACTAGTCATTCCAAAATACCATTTTTTAACAACCTTATCATATTTAAGGTATTTAGAAGCCTCCGTGGTATTATTAACCTTAACTATATATTTCTTCTCTTTTTCAATCTCATAACCAAATAACCAAGCTAGAGCAAATGTATTACTTTCTTTTCTACACCATTTAATACATTTTTTAGTATTTCCTTTAAATCCTTCACTTAATGAAGTACCAAAATCATCTACTGGATAAAAACACCCTAATAATGTAAAATTATGTTCCTTACAATACTCAATCCAATCTGCTATATATTTAGGAATTACAACTTTCTGTGGTTCATCTAGTTGTTTTATCAAATACATAACTTCACTAAGAGCATCAACTACTCCTCTATTGTATATAGTATCAGACGCATTAGTACTAGTAAGCCTAAGACCATTAATTTTATCAAGTAGCTGTTCTTTTTTATTATACTCCATTTTACTTCCAAGTAGCCTTCAATTCACCATAAGGAATACTCTTGTGTAGTCTTCCTTCAGCAATTTCAATAGCTAGTGCCCTTTCTAAAATTTCCTTACGATTCATTTCTTTTCTTAATTTTTCTTTCTGTGGTAGCTTCCTAACTGAAACCTTTTCCTCTTCCTTAGAGGTCACAAAACAGTCTTCAAAAATTGCAGGTATTTCAGGAGATTGTCTCCCTTCATACTTATCATAGTAGCTTGCTAGGAGCTGTGATCTTCTCACATCACCTTTTTTAGTATTGACATAATACCAGCAAAGATACTCACGCTCTTCCTTGCTAAATACTTCCACCATGTTATCCACAAGGTAAGGAAACAGGATTCTCTTCCCTTCTGCTACTTTCTTCACAGAATAGTAAGCTCCCCCATTCTTGATTTCCTTACCTGTGGCTCTCTTGTGTAGCTCACTTAGGTAAGCACTGATAGACATATCTACACGTCTAAGGTAGGCATCTATCATACTAAAGAATACTCCTGAAAGGTCTTCCCTCTTACTTGCCTCATCTAGCCAAGTACAGGATCTGTACCATCCACCATTACTCATTTCTTTTTACCCTTTAGATTGTACTCAGCATTGAGCTTGTTAATGATAACATCCTGAGCCTTATTCTGCTCAGCAAGCTTCTTAATGTGCTCACCTTGCTTAACTACAATCTGCTTCCATTCATTTTGTGTGTCATCTAGCTTTTTGTAAAGAAGTCCTCCAAAGAGTACCAATACAATGTAGATAGAGATTACCATTGTTTCAATAAAGTTCTCTCTCTTCATTTCACTTCTCTCTGTTTCTAACACATTTATACACCAGTACTGACCAGTATGTAGTCCACATCAAGCTTGATAAAGATCCAAGGAATTGTTCCACTGTCATTCCTCTACCTCCTCAATCTCAATTCCTGGACAATTAAACATCCATTCAAAGCCAGCATTTACAAGATCTTCCTTGGTGTGGTATAAACGTGCTGTAATAGATTCTTGATTAAAACCAAAATACCATATTAAATTCTCCAAAATTTTAAAGTCAAGGGGAATTTCACCCCTTGTCATTAGTTTTCTTTTTTCTTAAATGCTACTGTGAGGCTTAATACTGTTAAACCTAACACAGATAAGGCTACACCAGCTTGTGATCCTGTTTGTGGCAACATAGGTGCTTTATAAGTTTCTACAGGTGTTTCATGTGAAACTTCACCTTTGTTTTCAACCTTAACTTCTTCCTTCTTAGGCTCAACCTTAGGAGACTCTGAAGGTACTTTTGGTTTATCTTCAGGAGTCACAGGAGGAGTCTTAGGATCTTCATGAGGTTTCACAGGTTCTTCAGGAATATGAAGCTCAGGAATTTCCACAATTGGTGCAGGAGGAAGAACAGGAACATCTTCAATTGGAAGGTAAGGCTTCTCAAGGATAGGAGCAGGAGGCATCAAAGGAATATCCTCAATAGGTAGGTATGGTTTATCCAAGATTGGTGCTGGTGGCATAAGAGGGATATCTTCCAAAGGCAACTCAGGAATTTCAACTACAGGAGGTGGTGGCATAAGGGGAACATCATTCAGGTTAAGCTCAGGCTTTTCATACTTAGGAGCATCATTAGGAATCTCCCAAACTGGTTTATTTTCACCTGAGGCATCACCTTTTCCTCCAACAAGCTGTACATAGCTATATGAGGTAGATCCATCATTTTCTGCTTTCAACTCAATCTTGTTAGTTGGGTTAACACTATCCTTAACAGCATTGACAAGTTTAGTCTTATAATTGATGTATAGCATGTGATCCAAGCGATCCATCTTGATTGTAAATCCATGCTCTGACTTACTAATAGATTTTACTAGATCCATAGCATCACCCTTGTCAATCCAAGGGTCTAGACTTTCAATGTTTTTGATCTCAAAGTAGTTATCAACTAACTTTTGATTTTCGCTCATTTCATCAATGATAGTCACATAGTTTAACACACGCTTAGCATAGTTCACACGGGCTGTCCAGTTAATCACAGAAGGATCATCTTTATCCTGTGATCCCCACTTAGCAATCAGCTCATCTTTACCAATTACTTGCTCTTTACCAATGTTAGCAGTAACAACTGTACCATTAAAATTCACAGAAACAGGTTTTCCTGACTCTACTTTGTCAGTCCACTTTGCATCAAGTTTGAGACTCATTTGTTTGTTCAATGGATGGTTTGTAAAGTAGTCATTAAATACAGTGGTTACTGTGCGATCTTCAGGATTAGTAGAAGCCTTACCTACTACAGCATCTTCAGGGTTTTTAACATCAAATTCATACTTAGTTTGGAAGTTAAGCTCTTCAGGGAAAGTCATTGTTACTTTATCACCTGCATTAATAGGCATATCATCAGCAAACTTGATATTTTTATACTCTACAGTAAATTCTTGATACTTTCCCTCACCCTTAGATTGGTCAATAACAACTTCAGGATTTTTTACAGTGATCTCTGTGCCCTCTTTTGTGATCTCTGTAGGCTGTTTAACCTCAGTGGTATTATTACCCTCTGAGTTAGTTACAAGAGCTGTAGGAGCTTCCTGTGGGCTTACAGGGCTATCCTGGGCATCAGCTTTAGCATTATTTGCAAGTGCAAGTGTAGCAAGTGTAGCTACTGTTAAGATTGTTACTTTGTTAGTTTTCATTTTCAAATTGTTCCTTTTCTTTTTTAGTGAGTCTAGTTAGTTCCATTTTGTCAGGCTCATATCCTGAGTCATCATTCCTCTTATAAGCTTTACAACCCATGTTATCATCAACCACAAGATCATAAATATCTCCTGATTTATGGTTTCTAAAGTAAGTAACCATCCTTGATGAATTGTTGGATTGTCGCTGTAGAAGAATCATTGACTCATACCATCCCTCAATAAATGCAGAACCATACATATCTGAGGTTTGGATCTTAGCACCTCTCTCAAGCTTCCTTGAGTGGTGTACTAACATGATTGAGCAGTTGGTTTTCTTACTCAGGTTTGATAGCATTTCAAGCCTTAGGACAATATCCTGATGCCTATTGATATCACCTGAACCGAAAAGTAGATACATAGGATCAATAATTAGGAGCTTAACTCCCAACTCTAGGATGCTATCCTTGAGCTTGTAAATATGATCCATTGTGATATTGTCATCTACAAAGTAGATAGGCAACTCAGTTTCACCAGTGATTGAATATATCTTGTGCTGTTCCATTGATAAGTTATTCTCACCTTGAATGATTAATACAGCACCTTGTTTCACTTCCCTTCCATCAAATGGTTTTCCTGTTGCTACAGCACAGGCTAGGTTAAGAGTAAGAGTAGACTTGAAGGACTTAGAAGGTGCTCCAATAACACCAACTGAGTTATTCTCCCACAAGTCTTCAATTAACCAAAAGTCCGTAGGATCAAAAGGTTCAATCTCATCAACACGCTTGATATTGACTTTCCCTTTGTGTGGCTTCTTACCTCTTAACTCAGTATCTTCAATCCTTACAATTCCCTTAGGAGCTTTACTTAACCGCTTCAGTGAGGCTCTATCTTCAAGCTCTTCTTCAATCTCTTTAGCTTCAGCCTCAACTTTAGCATAAACTCTATTTACTTCAGAATCTACGTTCTTTTCTGTGAACTTAGCCATTGAGTCAGGAGCATTTAGAAGCACAAATTTCACTTCTTCCTTGCTTGCTCCATTGATGAACATTTTGCTTTCAATGTTCCAAGCCCATTCTGATCTATCTGATCCTAGAGTGTTATTGAACTCTTGCTTCACAGAATATTCAAGTAGTAATTCCTCAAGATCATACTCTTTGTATTCTATAGGCTCATTATCAACTACTACACTTTCTGTGATATCCACATCTTTCAGATGCTTGATAATTTCACGCTTCCTGTACACTGTACCTTTACCTTGCATACCTGATACTTTGAAAGTACTAGCATACTTGTGGTTTCTTGTTCCTGGAATACGGTATAGATGCACAATGTCAGAACCACAAGGATCAAAGTTGTATTTTTTAATAAGCTTTCTACAAATAATCTCTTGCTCCTGTGGAGTTACTTTATTGTCTAAAATCCAAACACCTTGAAATTTTCCTGGGCTTGTTTCCCAATAATAAGAAGGTGGAAGATCTTCAGGAATAGGTACTCCATCTATGTCTTGTGCAATGATAAAGCTATCTTTTGCATTAATCTTTTCACGTTTGTTATCCTTAACAGGGGTGAAGCAGATATATAGATCATACTTATCCCTTAAGGCTTTAACTTGTGAAGGAATAAATTTAATTTTATACTTATGTTCTTCAAACTCCCTACTAAACCTTTCCTCAGGGTGTTTTTGGATGTAAAATTTCTTATTCACACAAAAGGGAATCAAGTCATCTTCTGTGTAGTTCCTTTTCAGAAGATCTAAAAATTCTTTACTCATCTACTCTATAAATCTCCAATCATTTACAGGTTTAAATTTAAACCTTTCAGGCAATTCTCCTATCAAGACACTGTAAGGATACCAAAGAACATCACCTAACCTAGAAGAAGCTTCTTTCAAGTAACTTTTAAGTGAGTTAATAAATCTTTTTGATTTTCCTTTAACAAACTCTAGGATATTACAGTCTACATGAGCAATTGTTTCATGAACATCATGCGTAGAATTGCACAAGCATCTATCCTTATTAACTTCAATTAGTCTAAAGTACCTTTCATCTGATTTTTTCTCAGTGATAATACCTAGAGCGATAAGCTGGTCAAGAGCTTTATACACAGTTCTACGATCCTTGATGCTTGTCATCTCTATTACATTTTGTGTGCTCAAGTACTGTTGATTAGGCATACCTAGGTAGATATAGCTTGACCACAGGAAAGAAAGCACTAGGGCTGTTTTTAAGCTCATTCCATAAAGCATAACCCATCCAAGATTAAGGTTAAGATAATCTTTAGCCTTTCCATTTTCATCATAAGTGAAACTATCATAGTAAAGGCTAGTATCTACTTTGTAGTTTCTCTTTTTTGAAAATTTCAATCCTTCATATCCTAGAAGGTAGCTTTTATTCTCAGCAAGTCCTAGATCTACTAGATTAGTTAGATATCTAGTAAGCTGTGATGAAGACACAGGAAAAACCTCTTGCAATGTCTCAGTACTATAGTTGAATGTCATAATTTCATCCTTTGTGTGGCTAGCACAGAAGGCATAAAAGATACATTCATTGATAGAGTTGAAAGGATTATCATGCAAAAGGTTTATAGGAATTTTAATATACATTAACATTTTCTCCTAACATTTATTTTTCCATTCTTTTAGTGTAACCCTATTTTAGCACAATGAATTTTAAAAAGCAACACTTTTCTTTAAAATTTTTAA